TCAACCCTTGAATACCCGCTCGCGATGATATTGCAAGAACTGCGAATGCGGCCGTTCGTCCGTTCGCGCGGGCACCCGCAGGCGTCGCTCCGGATTCATCAGCCGCGAGATTGTGTCCGGCACGCCGCCGTTTGCGATCAGCATGTTGTAATCGTCACCCACCGAAATCAGACCGCGATCAAACATCCAGTGCACCGTAGGTCGGATCGACTTTTGTCGTCAGCACCGCTTTTGACATCGTGTCACCTCTATGAACTGTCTCGGTGTTACCGGCTCGGCGGGTCTGCGAAAACATGCACGGACGGGCAAGGTAGCGCGCCCAGTGGTTGTATTTTGTTATTTTGGCCAAGCCGAAGTAAGAAAAATTTTAACGCGTCAAAAATGAAGTAGAGTAAGTATAAAATCGTGAAAGATTGTGAGTTAATTAGGTAAAAACTAGATATACAACTTTTGATACGCCTTGAGGTACTTTTAAATCCAAGGGATAATCTACATATCAATTGCGCAGGTGCAGTTGATGCTTTTGCAACATGCAAGGATCTTTGACATGACGAAGAAAACGAACGAAGCGGCATCCGGCCGCTTTGACTACGACGCGCTCAACATCGGCGCGCAGAGCAAGAAAGCACTGGAGGCGACAGCCGCCGGCATCCTGGCTTTGGGACGCCGGTCCACGGAGCAGGCCTTTGAACTAGGTGACCTGCTGGAGCAGGCGTCCGAACTCGTTGAGCCGGGTACTTTCGAGAAATGGGTCTCGCAGCGATGCGACATCTCCTCGAAGACCGCGCGCAACTATCGCTCTGTTGCGCGCAACCTCGCTCCGTACCGTACACGTGCGGTCGAGCTGGCCGTCAGCCCCACGGTTCTTTTTCATCTGGCGTCCGCGCCGGAAGAAAAGATCGAAGCTGCCTTGGCTCATGCCGAGGAGCATGAGGGCATTCGAGTGAGCGAAGTGAAAGCTCTGCTAGCGGACGGTGCCGACCCATCGTCCAAAGAGGTCACAAGCACTGAGCTTGCTGACATCGGGGGTCTTTCTGGGCTGAGGGCACTGATCGATCTCAAGACGAAGAGTGGAGTTGCCGCCTTCGTTGAGAGCGCGTCAGCGCTTGCCAAGACTGTGGATGACACCTTGGAAAGCAAGCCCCAGGGAAAGCGGCTGCAGAAGGCAGCACTGGTTCCAGTATTGGAACCGTTGGCTCGAGCAGCGAAACGTAGCCTCGGCAATGTTTTGCTGCTGGATGCGCCCGGCGACGTCGACGTCCGCAAGCTTTCCGAGAGCGAACTTCCCGCCAACAGCCGCTGGTACAAGGTCTTCTCGACATTGGACAAGCTCGGCAAGCGAGAAGCCTGGCCTGAGGCCAAGGAGTTGGAGATCTGGCTCAGCCAGTCGGTGCTGCCGCTCCTCGATTGGGCAACCTCTCGAACGAAGCAGCCTGAATGGCCGCTTGAGGTCGCCGTTGCCTCGAACTCGCCCGACAAGGTGATGCGCAGTGGGTTGGAGGCGCTGGGTGGCGTCGTGCGGGTGGACGCGCCTAGTCTCGATCTGTCCGAGGACGAGGATGAAACGCTCGAGGACTACGTACCGCCGGCGATGTTCACCCGGAGGGGTGGAGCATCTGAAACCACCGGTTCCAACGTCCTTTCTTTCGGCTCGACCGAAAGTCTGCCTGGACTAAGGAAGCCGAAGGCGCTCACGCGCAAACCCGCCGAGGCGTCGGCGGACTGAACATAAGAAAGGGGCTTTCGGGCCCCTTTCTTGATTCCGGCTATTCGCGTGGGGATGTGCTCATGGCAAAGGATGTGAGCCCGCCGTTAACCGCGTTCGGGATCTGTTCTCTTTTTGCCGATAGGGTCCTTGAGATCCGGTTGCGGTCCTGCGACATAAGAAGGGCTTCACTGATGAAGCTAAGCGGCCCAAGGCAGCGCGCCAACGCTACCAAGGGCCTGACCCTCAAGCCTTGTACTAGAAGGAATCGGGCTTTGACGAACCTACACGCTTCGACCCCCGCCGGGGAAGTTCTGCGTGCCGCATCAGCGGCATCCTCCACCATGTCTTTTGCGGCCGGCTCGGCGTCGCGCTGCCACTTCGTTGAGCGTCTTACTTCTCGTGCCGAACCGCCGGCGCTGCGTCGCCACCCGCATCTGGTGCGCTATCCCGATGTCGAGGCCGACTTCGACATCCTTATCGACAAGGCAATCGCCGCCATCGCCGACGGCGAGCCGGTCGAGGACGAGATTCTCGGGCACTATGTCAACGTTGCCTCGCTCGTCCGCGCCGTCTCCTTCCGCGAGGGCAAGCTGCTGGAGCAGGCCGTTGAGCGGCTAGCCAAGGCTAATCCGAATATTCTCGTGCTGACGCAGTCGATCAAGCTGCCGCTGGTCAAGGCGGCCATCGAAGCGGTTGCCGGCAATCACTGGCGCCAGCTTGAAGGCGTCCGGCTTGACTGCGAGGCGCCGGCCAAAGGCAGCTACACGCCGGACCTGATCATCGTGAACCGCGCCAAGCGGGCCGCCTTCGTGTTGGACCTGAAGCGCTCGCTCGCGTCCTACGGCGACACCAGCCGGCTCGAAGAGCTGAAGCTCAAGATGCTGGCATCGGCCATGGTGCTGCCGGACTGGCTCTACAAAACGCAGAAGCGGCTGATGGTCGAGACGGTCGGTGTCGCGATCATCGATGGCGCCAGCCGTCCGAGCGATCATGCGGCGGGTGTCTGGGCGCTCTCGGAGATCGACGATCTTCTGGAGATCGATGGCGCCGCGGCTTGCATGGCGGAACTGCGCCTACGCTTCGGGCGCCGCGTGCAGCAGCTTCTCGAGGCTGAGGCTCGCCTTGCGCTTGGTCTCCAGGAGACGCCAATGGTGACGGCCACCCCACCGCTCGCCGCCGCTGCTTTCACGACGTCGCTCCATGCGCGCCGCTTTGGGACGCTGCGGGCGATCCCACGCGTGATGTTCTGCGAGGACGTCACCGGCGACACCGAGGATCACGGACCCGGATGCCTATGCGGCGACTGCGAAGGATCGAGCTTCGATGATGACGACGATGGTCGCGATGATCCGGAGGCGCTGGCGGATGACATGGTCTGCTGGCCACCCGAGCATATCCGCATTGGGTTTGCCCGGCGTCTGCTCGACGTCTAACGCAAGTCCGGCTTTGCTTGAAGGAGGCTACCGCTGCGGCGCGTGACGCCGCGGCGACCTCCTTGCCGTTTCCATCATCCTTGAGAAGACGCCGTCCGCTGAAGCCGGACCGGCGAGGAGATCCTGCATGCCCGCAGACATCATGTCCACCCAAGCAACATCGACATTTGCCCGCCTCAAGCCGGGCGGCTCGAGAGCTTCCAAGCCCAATCAGCCTCTTCTGGCTCCTCGTCCGCAGGACGACCCGGCTCTGATCATCGGCCTCGCTCTTGCCTTGACCCGGCAGGGGTCATCGGACACAGCCGCTATTCCCGCTGTGGTGCTCGAACCACTCCGCCACCTGGCAGAATCCGGCGATCCCACTTGCCGGCTCGTTCTCGATTGCCTCCAGAGGAGGGCCGGCGCCAATCATCGGACGAATGCCGGTCAGGGCGTGCCGACGGAAATTGTTTCCGCTCATCCGGCGATCCAGGAGGAATGCTGATGGATCGTCTGGCTTCCTTCCTCCTTCGACGTCTCGCCCATGTCGAACGCCGTGCCGTCCGTCGTCTCGCGGTCCGCAACGGCCTGTTGACGATGAGCACCGCCATCATCGACGGTCATGTCATCGGCCGCTTCAGTCCTGCCTTCGATCCCTCCCATCTTTGCGGCAACGCCGATCGGGACCTGCAATGGGTGGGGGAGCACCTTGCAGGCTTTCTGATCGAGGCGCCGCAGGACGGTAACGGCCGACCTGTTCTCGTACCGGCCGTGCCGGTGTGGCCGGCGTATCTCGCGCGGCGTTCGGCAAACGAGGCAGATACCAACACGGCCACACTTGCTTACGCGGTGCGTGTCGTTGCCGAGGCAGGGTATCGTCCGAGCGCCAAGCATATGGTGACCCTGCTACTGCTTGCTGCGGCACTGGAACAGTCCGGCGTCACACTGCGCGATCTGAGCACGGTCCTGCGCCAGCCCGCACCCGTCTTCTCGGTCGCAGTCCTCGCCGACGGCTTTGAGCGGGCCCTGCCGCAACTCATCGAAGACACCGGCATCGTGCCGTACGGACCTTACACGGGCGTGACGGCGGACTTTGCCTTCACCGACGATCTATGGAAGTGGGTAGACAGCGAGACCCGGCGCGTCTTCTTGCAGGTCCCGGCTGGAGAGACCAACCGCCCGAGCCGAGCGGCCCTGCGCGGGCAATTGCTGCGGGCGCTTGCGGATGGCACGCCGGTTCTCGCGGTCTCCGAGAAACACACTGGCATTCCCGATCAGGTGGATCTGACCTGCGATATCAGGCTGACGGGTGCCGGGATCGATCGCCTGCTGATCGCCGACCTGCTCGAAGCCATCTATGACAGCGAGGCGGTCATGCGCCGTGACAGTTGGATTGCGAAGATCGACGCGGAGGCGCTGACGCTCGATGATCTCGCCATCGCCATCCGCCCAGGACGCCCAATCCTCTCCAGCCTTGATGCGCTCGCCGGTCTGGCGGCGCTCAATCGCGAGGACAGGGAAGATGACAAAAACGAAGACAAGGCTGATGCCTCGCGGCGGCTGATCACGCAGAGCCCTAGCGAGCGAAGAGAGCAGACGTCGCGGGATGGCGGCAATAGCGGCGATCGCGCGGCATCGACGTCGACCGCCTCGTCCAAGGGCAAGGCGAAATCGAAAAGCAAGCCAACCGGCGCCGAGGTGATCCAGCCGGAGCCCTTCGATGAGGCATCGAGGCCGGCTGTGCCGCCCGTGCTGAGCGTTGAGACGCTGACGGGCTATGGTGCAGCAAAAGATTGGGCGCTTGGCCTGAAAGTCGATCTCAGGGACTATCTGGCGGGTGAACTCGCCTGGTCGCAGATAAGCACGAAGCTGCTCCTCTCCGGGCCGCCGGGCACCGGCAAGACCACCTTCGCACGCGCCTTGTGCAACACGCTGCAAGTGCCGCTGGTCGTGACGTCCGTCTCGACCTGGTTGCAGGGCGAGTATCTGCATGATGTGCTGGATCGCATGGCAAACACGTTCGCCGAGGCCCGGCGTCAGGCGCCGTGCATCCTGTTCATCGACGAGATCGACGGCATCGGCCAGCGCGCCTCGGCGTCGAGACCATACGCCGACTATTGGAATGCGTGCGTCAACAAGCTGCTGGAGCTTCTCGACGGCGCCGTGAGAACCGACGGCGTCATCGTCCTCGGTGCCACCAACCGGCCGGACGATATCGATGAGGCGATCCGCCGCTCGGGACGGCTGGAAACGCACATCGAAATCCCGCGACCAGATATTCCAACGCTCGCTGGAATTCTCGCCCATCATCTAGGCAGCGACCTCGATGCCGTCACCGCGCCTGACACCCAGATCGGAGGTCAACCATGATGGGAAACACCAAAGTTGGCGGCTCAATGGACGAGATCGAGATCATCCTGGAGGACGATGGTGGACGCGGCATCGAAAGACCTGAGACGGCCGAGCAGGATAACCCGGTGATTCAGGCATTGCGACGTCTGGCAACCCGAGCAATGGGCCTGACTGGCGCCGACATTGAACGCATCGTCCGTGAAGCGCGATTGAAAGCTCGCCGCGAAAAGCGTCGCCTTACTTACGCCGATGTCGAAGACGGCATTCGCGGTCACCGCCCGCCGGTCCCGTATGATGTCCGATGGCGCTTTGCGATCCATGAGTCCGGCCATGCGGTGGTTCATCACGCTCTGCGGCTCGGGTCGATCAAGGGGCTGACGATCGACACCAAAGACGGCGGCCACAATCTGCTGACCTTTGCGACCAATGCACCTGATACCGAAGCTTGGTACGAACGGCTGCTGGCAATGCTGATGGCAGGCCGCGCCGCCGAGCTGATTGTGCTCAAGACCGTATCGGCAGGCTCCGGCGGCGCCGAAGAGAGCGATCTTGCACGCGCGACTCGCATTGCGCTCGATATGGAGCAGGCGCTCGGCTTTGGTGGCCGCCATCCACTGCTCTATCTCGGACACAAAGATCCGACCGCGACACTCAGCCGCGACGCCGATCTGGCAGAGCGGGTGCATCGCCGACTCGAGTTCGCGCAGGCACGGGCGATGGAGGTCATCATCCAGAACCGGCGGGCCTTCGACCGATTGGTGCGCGCGCTCTTCGACGCCCAGGCGCTCGATGGTCAGGCGGTCATGGACATCCTGGCCGGTGCCTCGTAAATCCAGAGCGAGGGATGGAGGACGGAATGTCAATAACGGTTATCGCACATTGCGACTGGAGTATCGACGGCAGGAAGCGGTGGATGTGCCTTTCGGTCCGGCAGGACGAGACATGGGTCCTTTCGGCGCCGGAGCCCGTCGGCGACACGCGGAACCTTAGACATCGGCTGCGGCGGCGGATGGGAGCAGACGCCGCAGTGCTGATGGGTTTCGACTTCCCGATCGGTCTTCCTGCCGCCTACGGCAGAACTCTAGGGACACCCGACTTCCCTTCTTTTTTGCGGTCATTCGGGGACGCACGCTTTTCGCGTTGGTTCGATGTCGCGGAGCATCACAGCGAAATCTCCATCGACCGACCCTTCTATCCGATGCGGCCGGGGGGCACGCAGCGTCAGCACCTTTTCGACGGCTTGGGGCTGACGGCCAGGGATCTTCTGCGCCGCTGCGAACGGGCGACGCCCGATCGCGGCGACGCCTGCATGTTGTTCTGGACGCTCGGCGGCAATCAGGTAGGCAAGGCCGCCTTGGCCGGCTGGCGTGAGATTATCCTGCCGAACTTGGAGGAGCTATCGCTTTGGCCGTTCGACGGGCCGCTCCATGAGTTGATGATGCCGGGCGCCACTGTTGTCGCCGAGACCTATCCCGGCGACGTTTATTGCTAGCTTGGAATTCCCCGACGCCCTGTTTGGAGTAAGCGACAGCAAGACGGACGCCGGTCCGTGGCAAGTCATCTGATGCGGTGGCTGGAGAACAGGCCACACGTCGATGGGAGCCAACTCCAAAGTCTGATCAGCGACGGCTTCGGAAACGGCAAGGACGGTGAGGACCGGTTCGACGCGACGGTCGGCCTGCTCGGCATGATCGACGTTGTCGATGGCCGACGGGGCGAAGGCGTACCGCAAGCTGATGATGTCAAAACGTGGGAAGGCTGGATCCTCGGTCAGCAGGCTTAAGTCTCCCGCAAGTTGATCTACCTTAGAACAAGCTGATGCAGGTCGCCGGCAACCTGAAACAAATTGCGCTCATTTGATTCGAACTTCCGGGCTAACGATTCGAAAGTCGAGGGCAACGTTTCCAGGCTCGGGGCAAACGTTTCGATCGTCCAGATTTCCGATTCAACCGAAATCGGAATGGTCGCACCCTGTGCGTCCGGCGCCGTCAACATAGCCGCGGGATTGCCGGCAACCTGTCTCGACGTGCCCGCAACTTGAAACAAATTGCGCTCATTTGATTCAAAACTCGAGAATTCCGATTCAAAACACAATGATTTCGTTTCGGCGACAAACGCCTTGCGCCATGCCGCCGGTCCCCTGACCATAAGAGTGCCATCAACGAAAACAGGGGGGAAGACATGGCGCGGCAGTCTTTAGAAGAGCGGAACGCTAAGCAGAGGGAACGGCAGCAGCGGCTCCGGGACCGGCATCGGGCCGAGCGGCGCCCGGATCGCGACGACGTCGCGCGAGCGATGCTGTTCTGGACGATCACCAGCTATCTCGACCAAGGACGGCAGGACTGGATAGAGGAGCTGGGCGACGCCGTTGTCGGGGTTCTGGTTGACCAGGGCTTTGACGAGCGGGCAGCGGACGAGGTCTTCGATGATCTCGTCGATCGCTATGCCCGCGACGACCAGCCCTTTCGAAGTAAGCCTCACCTGCGGGGCTGACGATTTCTGGCGATCTGCTCTGCCTGATCACCAACTTTTTGTGCAAACGGCGTTATCATTGGGGACTTCGTCCCCCCGTTACTTCGTGAAACGCCGTTTGCAACTGAATCGTTTTTATGAAGCCATTCGCCCACGGAAACCCTTGGTTACCGGAGGTTAACTCCATTCGCATAGCTCGCGTGCCCCGCATCTGCGGGAACGATCAACAACAGCTACGTGAATGGAAATGAACCAATTTTCTGCCAAAGCCTTTCAACGCAAGATCGATGCTTTCTGCCAACTGCGGCTGGCGCCGCTTTTCAAGGACGACGAACTTCCCCGGCTGAAGTGGTATTTGCACACGCTCATTCAGACGAGGAGGCCGGCGCCAAGAACCAACGGCAGGACGGACTGGCACGTTGTCGCGGCGGCGTGTGGCCTCGACACCAATCTGCTCGCCGGCAATGCACGTCAGATCGATCCGGCCTTCGACGCGATTGGTCGGTGGATCCGGGACACGCGCCTCGTAGCCGCGGCAGCAGACCCCGACGTCCGTCAAACACTAAAGACGCCAAGTACGAAGGCGGTGCCCAGGAGGCCCCGACAAGCTCGCGCGACCCAGAACCAGCCCAAACCAGCATCGGGGGCTACCGCAGCAAGTACAGGCACAAATCTCGAATTCCCAGAAGCGCTGTTCGACGTCAGGGAAGATCCGACGGAATTCTCCGAGGCGTTGCAGCTCCAGCTCCGACGCCATGGCGAAACGTACTGGACGCTCCATCGTGCCATCACCGGTCCGGATGACGTTACGGAAAAGACAACGCTTTTAAGCTGGATCGAAGGCCGGAAGGTGCCGCGGACTGTCGAGAGTTTTGAGATTCTGTCGCGGATCGAGCGACGGTACCGGCTCCCGGCCGGTTATTTCAAATCCAAGCTTGCACACCCTTCGCGGTCGGCGTCAGGGTTTGAGCTTTCCGGAATAGAGCCCGCGGAGCGGCGTCGTATTGCCTGGCATCTTCCTGAGGATTTCAACACGCTGTCCTTCCAGAAAAGGGAGGAGATCGTCGACTGGGTGCGGCGGGTCATTATCAGCGGCACGACCGACTACCGGAAGTACCAGGCGGCCGCCGCCAAGCAGCGCTACGCTATCCGTTTCCCTGGCGTCTCCTATGGTGGGCGGGCGCCACGCGACGGTAAGATCGTTGTGCCTGCGAACTATGAGCAGACCTGGGTCGAGGATCCTGACTTGCTGTCAGGCGTGATAGAAGCGCCACCGTCACTCGCCATGGAAATGGCCGACCTCGTGCGCTTCAAAACGTCGGCTTTGACGTCGGTCGGCTTTCAGCGAAACGGGGTCTGGGGCGAAGAAACCGCCTCACAAAAGATCGAGCATCTCGGGCTGATGTTCGGTGCCCTTGCAGCATCCAGAGATGGAGAGGTGAAGGGCTACGGGGTGCCGGTCCGGCAGTTGACGTTCGGGCTCCTCATTTTCCCCGGCGTCTGGGATTGGTATCTGCAGTGGCGGGAGACGCGCCGCGGCTTTTTCACTGCTTGGGAAGTCGACATGTTGCGGATCGCCTTGGCGATCACCAAGGAGGGGACCGGATGGCTTCGGCAGCATCCGGAGCTTCTGGCGCGGGTTCAACCGATCGCCGGCCTCGTCTCGCAGAATGAGATCGACTATGCGAATGCGGACTGGCACGGTGCCTGCGACGATTTCCACAAGCATGCTGCCCACCGGGTCAAGGAAATCCAGCGGATCGCGCGCGTCCATCGCGATCCGTTCGAGCCGATCATGCCGGTCCTTGAGGCGGCAAGCCCCGTTGGCGAGTATCGTAAAATCACCGAGGAGATCATTCGCCTGATGCCGGATGAGCATCGTTATCCTCGGCCGGCCGCCGAGGCGGTCCGATCATTCCTGATGCTGAGGCTTGGTTTGCATCTTGGGCTTCGCCAGAAGAACCTCAGGCAACTGATGCTCAATCCAAAAGGCTCGATGCCGCGCTCGGAACGCGCGCTGGAAAAGATGAAGCGCGGCGAAATACGGTGGAGTGATCGGGAAGGTGGCTGGGAGGTCTTCATTCCCTCGGTCGCCTTCAAGAATTCGCACTCGTCCTTCTTTGGCGACAAGCCGTTTCGGCTCGTGCTTCCGGACCTCCTGGACCTCTACAAGTACATCGACGCCTATGTCGACCGGCACCGCTCGGTGCTCCTGCGGTCGGCCGCGGATCCCGGCACGTTCTTCGTCAAGACTGTCAAGACGACCAGCACAAACGCGGCCTATGACACGACGAGTTTCTACGAGGCGTGGCGTCACACCATTCAGCGCTACGGCATCTATAACCCCTATACCGGACGAGGCGCGATCAAGGGGCTGCTACCGCACGGTCCTCATAATGTCCGTGACGTGCTGGCGACCCACATCCTGAAGCAGACTGGCTCCTATGAGCAGGCGAGCTACGCCATCCAGGACACCGCCGAAATGGTCGCCAAGCACTACGGGCGCGTTCTCCCGCAGGACAAGGCGGCACTTGCGGCGCGTATCCTGAACCAGGTCTGGGAAGCTGCTTCACGAAGAAGGAGGCGTCGGAAATTATTTCCGGCGTCTTGCCTCGTTCTTTGCCTCGCGCGCCCAAGGCGGCGGCGACCGTTGTTCGATCCATGGGAGAAGCTTGATCGGCTTGGGTTCGATGCCGGCGGTGATGATCGGATACTTGCTGAGAGCATCGCGCATCAACGGCAGACCAGCAGGGTTCGTGTAGCGAAGGCTGGTCTCACCGCCCTGACTGAGTCGTCCCGAGATGTCGTCGATGACCAACGGGGGGACGCCTGCTTGAAGGAGGGTATCTGCCATTCCGTGGCGTAGCGCATGGAAAGCGCGATCCCACATCTTCTCTTCGAGGGACTGCTTCATGATCGGGAGGAAGACGTCGTAGAAGCGGTCGCCCGGATCGTTCACGGTCTTATCGGAGAAGAGGTCAGGGAACACGGCCTCGTACCCCAGGTTCTGGAGCGCAGCGCAATAGTCCATGAAGCCCAAGCGAACCAGCTCTTGCGGGAGCGGCAGCAGCCGCTCTGATTGCTCGGTCTTCAGCCGCCGAAATTTGTTTGTCCGCAGGATCAGCACGAGACCGCCATCGTCTTCGGCAATATCGTCTAATGCAAGCCCTGCAAACTCGCGCCGCCGGGCCCCGAGGTATGAGAACATGATCGGCAAGAAATAGGCGGCGTCATGAAAGACGTGCGGTCCCGGCTTTTTGCGGCCCCTGTCGTGGTTTAGCGAGCCTGTATAGATCGGGCTGGAGAAAATGGGTTTGATCTCGTCGGGCGTCGGCTTGTGCTGCTGTTTGCGAATACTGCCAAGTTTCGGCTTTTTCGGCCTCAAGCCTTCGAAGGTCCAATCGTCGATTTCGAATCCGTGGCCGCGGACATGGTTCAGAAAGTGGTTCAAGTTTCCAAGGTGTTTGCGAATGGTGCCTGCTTTGAGGCCCACGGCCGCCTCTTTGCCCTCCGTCCCGGCCTTCTCGCGCAACCTCTCGCCCTCAGCGCGAAGCTCGGGTGCCGACATCGCCCTCATTCTGGCGCTCTGTCCCCAGCGAGCGGGAATATCGTTGAAGTGCTTGCGAAGCCTGCCGATATGGTACTGGGTAATTTGGCCGGTGTGCTCAACACCGTGTTCTTCGAGTACGCCCTTGAACATGCGAACGAGAGCGCGTGCGTCACGTGCGGTGGTGTCGTCCCAAGCATCCTTCATATTTTCGACGAGCTCCTCGCACGCAGCTTCGAAATCCGCGAGGGGAATGACGGGCCGCGTCTCTTCCTCAACCGGCTTATTGATCGCGGCGGCGCGCGGCGAAGGATCGAGATCGAGTGTCAAGATCGGCCGAGCTTCGAGCCTAGGGGACTCGATAACGTCATCGACGGGAGCTGCAATCTCCGATAATGGCGTCGTCGTTTCCAAGGGCGCAACTTCGATGAAGGCAGGCTGTGGTGTCGAAGCCGAACCACCCGTGAGTTCGCTCAGGTCACGATCAGCGAGTGGATGCCGTTCCGCGACGTCGAAGAGAGCGTCTGCCCTGCCACTGAAATAGGCCTTCATGGCCTTTTCCTCGTTGAGCGGGTTTGGACTGATTTCGAAGAGGTGCATCAATCTTCGAATACCCGCCTTGAAGCCGCGCGTGTTGGCCTCGTGAAGCAGTTCGAAATAGTTGGAGCCGATGGCGGAAATATGGGACGCGGGAACCCCGTTTTGCCTGAGGTAGGCCAAGCCTCGGCAATTGTCTTTTAGCGTCAGGTGATGGGTGATGCCGAACATGCCGAGCAGTCGATAGGCCCATCCATTTTCGACATCCATTTCCAGCTCGGCGATGTCGGCGGGCCGGCCATAGCGTCGTGCCACGATCGAGACATCTTCAAGATGCATGAGCATCATGTCTCGTTCGTGTTCGCAAAGCTTTTGGAGCTGGGCCTTGGACATGGGTTCCTTCTGCTTCAACTTCAGTTCGGCGACCAGCAAGTTCAGCTTGCGGCCGATCGCCTGCGCTTTCTTATGATCAGAACAGTGAAGGCTCAGTGAAAGCCGGCTGCCTGGTCGGCATTGCCCGAAGGCGCTCGGGACGCGTGCACGCCAATAGAAGATATTACCGCGGCGGGTGAGATTCTCGACGTCGTGGCGGACCGCCATCAGGTTGTTGCCCTTGCCTGCCGCCGGTGTTGCCGTCGCGCATATTTCGCGTGGGCATCACCTGTGGGCTACAGTTTTGGGCATCAGGTCGCCAATGATGCCAAAACGATATCCGGCACGACTGGAAAATCAAGGAATTAGGGGTATTTAGGGAGAATTGGCTGGGGAACCTGGATTCGAACCAGGACTAACGGAGTCAGAGTCCGTGAAAGATCGTTGTATATATTTAATTATTCACGATATGTCGCTCTCTTGTCGCATTCATTCCAAAATCGCGTTGGCGGCATGATCCATCTGGCTGCCGTCATCCCCTTTGGGGAACAGATGGGAATACACGTCGAGCGTCACCTGAATCGAGCTGTGGCCCATGCGGTCTTGCACGACTTTCGGCGGCAGCCCGAGGCCACCATCTTCTGGTCTGTTGATCAGCCAGCTGGCGTAGAAGTGCCGAAGGGCGTGAAGGCCTGGGTACTTCGGGGCAAGGATGGGCTTGCCGTTCTTGTCGAATTCGCCCGTCTTGATCGTAATGCCAGCCTTCATCTGAGGAGGGTGGTACCAGCGCTTGACGATGTTTGCGTGGTACTCAATACCTCCCGTGCCCGTCGGAAATACCAAGCCGAGTTCGCCGTCTGGGCACTCGCTCTTCCATTGTTTGAGCGCTGCCACCAGGCCGCTTGGAATAGGGATCGTGCGACGACCTTTCGCGGACTTCGGGCTTCCAATTTCCTGAAATGCATCGGCGCGCTGGCGTACCGTTATCTCTGCCTTCTTGAGATCTACATCGGTCCACCTAAGCCCCCGCAGTTCGGACGCACGCATGCCCGTCAGAACGGCTGTCTTGATGAAGACCTTCGACTTGCCCTCTGCCGCCGCGATTATGGCGCGTACCTCTGCCGCTGTCGGGATATCGACGCCGACCTGCACCTGCTCTTTGTGGCGAGCGGCCGCCTTGCTTTTGCTCTTGCTACGGCCAATGTCCTTGACGGCGTTCCGTACCACAAGGCCACGCTCTTGCGCGTCCGAAAGGAGTGCACCGATGCTAACGCGTACAGCGCGGACCATGGCCGCCGATCGACCGTTGGCTTTGAGCTTATCAAGGAAAGCTCGAATTACTGGGATGGAAAGTTCGTTCAGTCGCATGTCGCCGATGAAAGGCGAAATATGCAGGCGGAGATGCTGATCGTACTGTGCGATCGTGCTCCGCTCCAGATCGGCCGCCTCGCATGCCGCGATCCAGTGCTTGCCTGCTGCAGCTACAGTTATCGTATCGCTGTCGGCAACATGGATCCGGCCCGTGACCTCGACGTGCGTCTGCGCATCGAAAGCGGTCGCTTCGCGTTTGGTCCGAAATGTTTTCTGATGCCGCTTGCCGGTCTGGTCGGTGTAATCCGATATCCAGGCGGTCTTAGTCTCGCCGCCAGTTGTCCATTTTCGAGTGCGCACTGTCATACAGACACGCATAAGCGACTAACGGAGTGCGTGCAACATGAGGCAGCCAAGAAAACACTTGACAATAAATGTAAAATGCGCTATGCAAACTACCCGCACAATAAACCCATTAGCGCATGTATGTCAATCTAAGGAAATTTGACAAACGTGTCAAGCGAAAAATGAGGAGAACGGAAAATGAATGCAGACAACGACAATTTGGCTACGGACCTTTTGCGAGGGGCGGACGCAATCGCTGCCTATTTAGGCTTCCCGCGCCGCGCCGTCTACCATCTCGTGGCTAAGGGCGAGATGCCTTCTTTCAGGATCGGAGAAACGATCTGCGCGCGTCGGTCGACGCTGTTGGCTTGGATTTCCGAGCAGGAGAGGGCGAGCGCATGATGCGCCATCAGAACAACATGCGCATGCAGGGCAGGCTCGCGCGCTTCCAAGCTTATGATCGTCGGCTAGCGGCAATTCATGAAGCCGGCCACGTTCTCATGGCCATACATCTTGGGTATCGGGCCAAAGCTTGGGTTAATCCCAATGAGACAGGCGATCCATTCGGGGAGAAGACGTGGGTCGGCCATATGACGATGCGCGGCATGCCGGAAGAGCGTGACCATCCGCACGTCCGTATGGTGGCCGTCGCTGGCATGGTCGCTGAGGAGCTATGGAAAAACGGACACGACGAAGAGTACGCAGAGACTTGGAGATGGGAAGACGCCCTCAAGGATGAAGATATCATGTCCTACAGTGACTGGCGCCTAGCAGGTTGTGAGCCGGGCGAGCCAGACGATGACCTGCACCAAGTCGTAGCCACTGTCGCAGCCCTCTTTATGCATCACCTATGGACGCAGTTGACAGGCATCTCGCGGGTGCTGATGAGCGAAACCCAATCGATACACAGCTTCGGCTGCAGCGACACGCCGTCGGCGGTAGCCGCTTAAACTCCCCAACAATCCTGAAACATAAGCGTCCGGCGCGTCCGGCGGAGGAGAATCCATGACCATTATCGCCCTTAAAGACGGCAGGTACGTCAGTTCTGACCACGTCCTGTCCTACCAAACTTTCAGCCATGAAACGCGTTTTCATATGTCTGACGGGTCGGTCGTGTCCGGCAATCCGCATGGCGATCTGTACCCCTGTTTCACCTCTGCAATCCCCGCGCTGCCCGGCTTCCGTGCGATTTACGCCATCCGATTGGACGATGGCTGGAAGTACGTCGAGCGCACCGTCATCGCGTGGTGCCACACGGACTCTGGCAACTGGCCGCTGTTCGCTGGGTACCTTGATGACGGGCTCACAGAGTACGAGGCGATCTGCGAGCCATCTGGGAAAGTCTTCGACGGAGAAGGTGACCAGTTCGATAGTCTCGACGCTTGGAAAGCATTCTTCGAAGAGCACAATCTTGTTTCAGAGTTGGCGGTTGCCGCCTGATGAAGATCACCGAAATCCACCGCACCACCCCGCAGCCCGGCAAAGCTGTCCGGGCCGTTGCGATCTTCGACCTCGAGGTGTCAGACGACCTCAGAATGTTTGGTCTTCGGCTTATGGAGGCGCCCGATGGGCGCTTCCTAATATATGCGCCTTCCGCCAATGGTGGCAGGCGGCTGGCGACGTTCTCTCCCGCTCTTTCCTGCCAAATCGCCGATCTCGCTGCAACAGAACTGAAAGGGGCACGTGACCGCCATGGCAACGCTTCCGGCTACTGATACCCAATCGGCGCCCGCCTTCGACGAGGCGGCAATCCGAGACCACGTCTTCATGCTCCACCAACTGGCTTCCGGCCTGGTCGGCAAGTTCGTCGTGTCGGTGTTTTTTGCCAACCCGACAGGCGAGGATGCTGCCGGCGGCGTCATAACCCATCACTCCGTTGGCGACGTTGAGGGAATGGTCGCAGCGATCTGTTCGCATGCAGGAACGCCGCGTGCGAACGTGTACGCGTGCCCAAACCTGATGCGGAGCTCGCTCGAGCGAGGTAAAAAAGGCGGCGAGGCAGACGTCATAGCCGTGCTGGCACTCGTTGCAGACCTTGACGACGATACCGGACGATCGGGCTCTATGCCGATCGACCCAGATTACGTGATCGAAAGCTCGCCCGGCAACTACCAGTGCAACGTTCTACTCGACCGGTATCTATCGCCAGCGGAAGCGAAACCTCTTGCGCGTGCCCTAAAGCGCGGCGCCAACGCCGACCACTGCACCGTTGATCTCAGTCACGTCTGGCGTGTGCCCGGCTGCTTGAACTGGCCGAATGCGAAGAAACTCGCCCGAGGCCGGAATGCGGATCCAGCGCCTGTCACAGTCGCGCAGGCGTGGGACGGAAGCCTTACGTCCGTCGAGGAACTGCGGATAGCGCTGGCCCCGTGGGATGGCCCTGAAACGCATTCCGGCCAGTTGCGGCCACTTGGTGAACTGCCGCCAATAGAGGGCATCACGCTGTCTGAGATAGCCGTCGAGTATCTTGCAGCCAACGACGTGGGCGATCGGTCGGAGTTCGCTGCGCGTGTCGTCGAGCAGCTGTCATTTGACGGGCTTACTGCCGAGCAGGCGTGCGCCGCCTTCTTGTCGGCAACAGGGGACTGGTTTGCGCGCTATGAAACCCGCGACCCAAGGAGGGATTTCGAACGGCTGTGGGCGAAATACGGTGCAGAGCGTACCGCAGAGCGGGAAGCGGCTGCCGGTTTCGTTGCCAGCTTTATCGAGAAGCGGCGAGCGCAGGAAGAACCTGTCGCTGCGAACGACAACCAGCCAGCTTCCACGAAGCTCGTGGACCCGTGGCTGCAACGCCGACATCCTTGTCTGCCGCTCGGAATCCTGCCCCCGATCATCGAGGAGTACGCTCTATCGCAAGGGGACATCATGGGTGTTGATCCGGGCGGGTTAGCGGCGGCGGCGATTGCAGTATGCGCTGCGGCGACACCAGACTCGATAACTCTCAAAATGAAGCGGCATGACGACTGGCAGGAGTCGCCGCGACTGTGGGTGGCGCTTGTCGGTAATCCCAGTGCGAAGAAGTCACCCATCATCAGCGCTGCAACGCGCGCACTCCGCTCGCTGGATGACGAGCTCGTCGGCACATACCTTGCCGAAAAGCGCGTTTGGGACGGCCTGGACAAGGCGGGTAAAGCGGCAAATCGCGCGCCGCCGCAAATCCGCACCCGTATAGAAGACGTGACTGTAGAGGCGGCGCAGGAGATTCTGAAGGACAGCCCTGAAGGGGTTCTTTTGATCCGCGATGAGCTGTCGGGCTGGTTCGGCAGCATGGAGCGCTATGGGACGGGGAAGGGGGCGTCTGCAGACCGCAGCTTCTGGTTAACGGCGTATAATGGTGGGTCGTACAGCGTGAACCGCGTTGGCCGGGGCGTCGTGAGCATACCGAACCTGTCTGTTTCGATGCTTGGAGGCATCCAGCCAGAAGCAATTAAACAGATCGCGAAGGATTCGGCCGACGATGGTCTCCTACAGCGTTTGTTTCCCATCTGCATGGGTGCGGCGTCAGTAGGGCAAGACGTGCCACCAGCCGCCGCTGTGGGCCAGTATGGCGCGTTGGTGCGCGATCTTTACCGCACGAAGCGGCCCTTGATGGGAGGACTTAGCGAAACGACGCTCAAGTTTGATGCAGCCGGTCAAGATCTTCGGCAGGAGCTCGCCGAAAAGCACCACGAATTGGCGACGGGATGGGAGATCCTGAACAAGAAGTTGGCATCGCATATAGGCAAGTACGACGGTCTCTTCGGCCGGCTGTGCATCACGTTCCACTGCATCGATTTTGCAGGGAGGCCGTTGCCGCATGTCATTCCTCTCGAGACGGCTCAACGCGCCGCAGAGTTCTTGCACGAGTTTCTGTTTCCGCATGCGCTGGCATTTTACACGAACGTGCTTGGGATGTCCGATCGGCATGACGCCCTTCTGGCGACGGCAGGGTGGATCCTGACCCATGAACCGGAAAGCATAACTGTGCGCGATGTCCGGCGTGGCGACCGGATTATGCGGGAAATGGATGTGGAGGACGCAGAGCAGATCCTGCGAAAGCTGGACGCCATGTCATGGCTAGACCCGAAACCAAGCGCTCGTCGGGATTCTGTGACCTACGCCGTCAATCCTTTGGTGTTCAGTGAGTTTGGGCACCGTGCCGAGAAAGAGAAGGCCCGACGAGAGCGGGCTCGCGCTTTGATTGCATCAACTTCATAATTTCATCCACGAGACGACAACTGGCACCAACTGGCCCTTGCGCGCATGGCAAATAGTACGAAATTGGTTTCTCTCTTTCTAAATAAGCCGATTTTACTGCCGCGCGCGTACAAGGGCCACTTGCGGCCACTTCACAAAAGAGGAGTGATCAGCATGACCCCAGTGACAATTACCATCTCGACGTCACCGCACGGGCCTACTCAATGAGCGGCCGCATCAAAACCGCGGGGCAATCCGCTCAACGCGAGACTGCCAGACTGAAGGAGGCTTACCTGACCCTCGCCGCCGACAGCTGCGCACCTCGGGACCCAAGATCGCAGGGTGAGCACTATCGACGCCATCTGGCCGATGCCCAGCGCGTGATCGAAAAGCTGCAGCTGAAGATCGGGGAGCTTGAAGCGGAGCGAGACAGGATCAGGCAGCGGGCAGAATACGACATGAGCTTGTGCGTGACGCGGAGCGAGGCCGAGAGGGAACGGCTAGGGGCCTTCCGGCTCGCGCGAGGCAAGGCGGCGCTACTTGCAGAAGGCGAGGGCGGAATCACTACCGAGCTGTCCAACGCCATTGAAGAAATCCCAGATATCAAACCGAAGTGGATTTAGGTATGACAATAAACAAAGACCTGTCGCGCCTCTCGGAGCTTCTGGCGTCCGCGTCGCAGCAGACCGAAAAGAAGCGCCCCGCCGCCAAGGGCTTCGCCCCAGCCAACGATAACAAGCGCGCGCCCGACGTCTTGGCGTGGCCGACCCTCGAGCGGCTAGCGTACCGCGGCGACGAACGCCGTGTGCACGCTCTGCGGCAATGGCGGAACATCTGCTTCCCCGGAACGGTCCTGCCATTTCAGCAAGACACCGACGGCAAGGATACAGAAGCGCGAGCCGAGATCCGGCCCAGCGAGGGCGAGTTGCTTGCTGCGATCGGATGGACCGTGATCGATCGCGAACGTTGGCCAGACACTGGGAGGAAAATGAACGTCTACGAAAAGGCCGAGACCATTCCGCATACGTCCCGTAATCGCAATGGCGGATCAGACACCAAGTTGGGCAACCTGCTTTTCCGCGATGGCAAGCTCATCGTCTGGGGTGAAACAGCCAAGGGACGCCCGCTCAAGCCGGTGGAGCGCTCGGGCGGGCCGAAGGGCGGAGTTTCAGCTGAGCGAACAGCAGCAGCTATCTGGGCGTATTTGGCGCTAAAGGGCGCCGTGTCTCCGCTGAAGGCCGATGGGTATCGCAAGCCGTTTTCCGGCGAGCCTGCAATCTCCTGCTCGATTGACCCGCTACCTCGCGAGGAGCCAAGCGCAAAGGACAAGGCCGGCCGGTTCGGTGTTGCCGAGGGGCGGGCGCTACTGCAGGCGCTTGGCGTGGACGGGTCGGTGCCGTTTGATCAGTTACCCTACACATCAAGCCGATGCCCAGACGCGTTGGTGCTTGGATCATGGGTCGGCGGCGTCAAGAAGCCCAAGCCGCTTGGTGAGATCTCCGCCGCTGCGGGCGGTGAGCCTGTGACCCTGCGCGAGGTCGAAGGCCAACTGTTCGTCGAGTTTCTGCGTCAACATCTCGGGAAGCATGCGAAGGTGCTCGATCTGGCAATTGGCGATGCAACGGCAAAGGAGATCGGGGTTGCGATGGGGCAGGGACCGGCCTATGCGGAGAAGCGTGGCCCGGCGCTCATCGACGATGCAATTGATGCCCTCATTGCGCTGGACGAGACGGCACGAATGGACATTGAGCCCATACCGCAGAAACTTGCGGCCTAGTGTCCGGCAAACCCGAGCGCCGCGTCGTATTTATATGAGAGCATTACTTCTGGGGTCGCTTCGGCGGCCCCTTTCTATTGGGGCGTCGGCATCGCGCGGACGTTTGAAACTCGCGGCGTTGCCGAGCCAGCCCCAACACCCATAACGAAGATGCCGCGGCCCAGTGATGCGTGACGCCTGCGCCTACAGCCCGATCAACAAGCCGGGACGGCGACTATGCTGCAGCGGTGCTTGTTCCGCTCAGCCATCTTCGTTTGCCTACACAGCAGTGTCCAGGGCTTGGCCCGCGACATCGCCTTTGCGGTGCACTGCTGTTACCCCATCGCTGCCCGCTCCGTCTCCTCGGCGCCGCAGCGATCCTGCTGGAGGTTGAGTGTGCACGGTGGCCAAGGCTATCGGTAAGCCGCGCTCCCTCCAGCTTTCGTTTTATAGCGCGGGTTAGAGAAGCGGTCATCTCGTCTGGCTCATAACCAGAAAATCATGGGTTCGAATCCCATACCCGACACCAAACATCTGTGTGTAGCTCAGCCTGGTCAGAGTACCGCACTTGGACTGCGGGAGCCGCTGGTTCGAATCCAGCCACGCAGACCATCTCACGGAGGACGGCATGGACTACGACAAGATAGCCAGCCTGCCACCACACAAACGCATTCTGCCATTCCTCATCGGCATGTGGCCTACGGTTCTGCTGGCTGCTGCCTTGGCTATTCCGCTACTTATCTTGTCGTCTTGCTCCACCGATCGCCAATGGGCTGATGTTGCTACTGTTGTGCAGCATACGCAGCCAGCCCGATGACCGACACGCGGCCATGGCGCAAGCTATACAAGACAGCCCGCTGGCGCGCTGTCCGGCAAAGGCAACTCGCTGAGCATCCGCTTTGCGAATGGTGCCTTGAGCGCGAAGAGATCACCGAAGCCAACGAGGTCCACCACCGCATCGCCCACAAGGGCGACCTTGACCTGTTCTGGTCGGGCCCGTTCCTTTCGACCTGCAAGCCTTGCCACTCCTCGAGAGGGCAGCGGGAGGACGCAGGGCAGACGGTCGTGGCCTACGGGGCGGATGGGTGGCCTCTTTAGGGGTGCCGGGGTGCCTCCGAAGTCCAGACCCCGAAAGGGCAGGGAAACGGCGTTGGGCAAACGCGTACAACGCCACATTTCAAAATATGAGGGTATGACGCCATGGCACGGCAGAGAACGCCAGCCGCCAAGGCAGCAGTCACTGGCGCTGACAAGAAGAACAAAGGCCGTTTTGAGGAGCGAAACGAGCCGATTGTCGACGGGGATCTGGGTGAGCCGTTCGCATGGCTGTCCGAAAATGCGAAGCAGGCCTGGCGCGAGCTGGCTGAAGAAATTCCGTGGCTCAACAAGAGCCATCGAGGCGTCCTCTCGATAGCGGCAAAAGTCCGCGGGCGAATGATGGGTGACATGGTCAACGGCGAGACAGATGTCGGCGTCCAGGCCATGAACCTTTACCGGCAATGCTTGGGATCAATGGGAGCTACGCCAGCAGACGCATCGAAGGCGGGAGCTAAGCCAGATGGCGAAAAGACCGACCCTGCCGACGCCTACTTCTGATGATCCAACGACTGCATATGCGCGTTCTGTCATCTCCGGCGAGACGGTCGCTGGGCCGCACGTCCGCAACGCATGCCAGCGCCATCTCGACGACCTGAAGAACGGCGCGAAACGCGGCCTGATCTGGGATCCGGCGGGCGCTGCGCGTTTTATCGGCTACTGCCGTGATGTTCTGCGCCTCAATGGCGGTCAGTTCGAAGGCCGGCCGTTCATCCTGCAGCCAAGCCAGGCGTTTATCGCCGGCTCCATCTTTGGATGGAAGCGCACGAACGAGGACGGCAAGATCGTTCGACGGTTTCGCCGCGCATATGTCGAGCAGGCAAAAGGTCAGGGCAAGTCGCCATTCGCTGGCGCGGTCGGGCTTTATTGCATGACCGCAGACGGCGAGGCGGCGGCAGAGATCTACGCGGCCGGCAAGGATAAAGCGCAGGCCTTCGTTCTGTTTCGCGACTCAGTTGCGATGTATGAGCAGTCGCCAAAGCTTTCTCGTGAACTGACGCCGTCGGGCGGAAATCCCGTCTGGAACCTGGCGCACATCAAGTCGCGATCGTTCTTTCGTCCGATCTCGCGTGAGCAGGCGCACAGCGGGCCGCGGCCTTATGTGGCGCTGGTCGACGAGTTGCACGAACATCCGAACGGCCACACGATCGAAATGCTCGAGCGCGGCTTCAAATTTCGCGATCAGCCGCTGTTGCTGATGATCACAAACTCCGGGAGCGACCGCAACAGCGTCTGCTGGGCGGAGCACCAGTGGGCGGTCAAGGTTGCGGCTGGGACGGAGACGCCTGACGACGACTTTCACTATGTCGGCGACGTCATCGGCACCAACAACTCGAGCGATGAGACGTTCAGCTATGTCTGTGCGCTCGACAAGGATGACGACCCGTTCACGGATCCGTCCTGCTGGGTGAAGGCCAACCCGCTTCTGGGTGTGACGCTCAAGTACGAGTACATCGAGGGCGTCGTCGCGCAGGCGAGGGACATCCCGTCAAAGCGCAACAACATTCTGCGGCTGCACTTCTGCGTCTGGACAGAGTCGGACACGGCCTGGATACCGCGGCCGCTGCTTGAAAAGGTCATGGCCGACTTCGATCCGTATGCCGAACACAAAGGCAAGACGATCAATGCGGCTGGGCTCGACTTGTCCGGCGCGAAGGATCTGACGGCCGCAGCCTTCATCATTGAGACGGGCACCAAGCGCGTTGTCAGAACAGATGGTGAAGAGGTTGATCTGCCCACTTACGATTTGTGGATCGAGGCTTTCACGCCGCGCGACACGATGGATGAGCGGTCCAAGGTCGACCATGTTCCTTATCGGCTGTGGAACGAGACGTTTCATAAGGATGCCAACGGCAATGACACTGGTCAGCCATACATCAACGCTCCCGAGGGCGCTCGCGTTCGTTATGACCACGTAGCGGCAATGTTCTCGCGCATCAATACGGAGCACGGCATTGGCGTTCTGGCCTTTGACCGCTATGCCTTCGACAAGTTCGAAACAGAGCTTGACGACTACGGGGTCGAGCTAAAGACGGTTGCGCATCCGCAGGGCGGCAAGCGTCGGGCTAAGCCTGACGAGGATAAGGTCGAGGCGGCGAAGGCTGCTGGCCTTGAGGCACCTTTGGGGCTCTGGATGCCTGGTTCCGTTGCGGCTCTGGAAACGCTTATCCTTGAGGGGCGCATTCGTTTGCGCCGATCTCCCGTCCTGCTTGGCGCTCTCATGGGCGTAGCAATCGAGACGGATCCGCTGATGGGCAATCAGTGGTTCAGCAAGAAGAAATCAACGGTGAGGATCGACCCGGCTGTGGCTGCTGCAATGGCGGTAGGCGCTGCGGTTGATGGCGAAGCTGCGCCAGGGGCCGACATCGGCGACTTCATCAACAACATGGTAATGGTGATCTAATGGGCCTCTTTGAGAGATGGCGCGGAGTGCCCATAAAACTCACCGACGGCGAGTTCTGGCGCGGGTTCTTCGGGCTGGGAACGACGTCAGGCGAGACGGTGACGATTGAAAGTGCGTTGCAGCTTGATGCTGTATGGGCGTGCGTTAACCTGATCCGCAATGCGTTCATCATGCTGCCGTGCTTGGTCTACAAGGCTGACGGCGTGACCGTCGACACGAGCTCCGACCTCTACAGCTTGCTCCACGACATGCCCAATATGGACGACACCGCGTCGGACTTCTGGGCAATGGTCGCGCTCTGTTTCTGCCTAGACGGCAATTTCTTTGCTGAGAAGAAGTTCAATGGAACGAGGCTGGTTGCGCTCAACCCGCTACCTCCTCTGAACGTCGACGTCTGCCGCGACAGGCGTGGCGCGCGTTATTACGAGGTACTTGAGGACGGAAAGCGCCGCCGGATCGCCGAAGACAAGATGTTCCACGTCCGTGGAGCAGTTCTGCCGGGCTGTGACCGCGGCATGTCGCCTATCGGCGTTGTGCGGAATGCAGTAGGCAATGCTCTCTCAGGTGAGCGCGTAGCAGGCAAGATGTTTGCCAACGGCTTTCAGGTTGCAGGGGTTCTGTCTTCGGACCAGATCCTGAAGCCCGAGCAGCGCAAGCAGCTGGGCGATGTCTTGGGGCAGTTCGCCGGATCTGATCGCGCCGGCAAGATCGCCGTCCTCGAGGCTGGCCTGAAATATCAGCAGCTCACCATCGATCCGAAAGACGCGCAGATGCTTGAGACGCGCCAGTACAGCGTCGAGCAGATTTGCCGCATCTTTGGTGTCCCGCCGGTCATGATCGGCCACGCGGCCAACGGCACCACGACTTGGGGCAGCGGGATCGAGCAACTAATCCTCCAGTTTACCAAGACCTGTCTTGGTCCAATGGTGAAAAGCATCGAATCCGCTATTTATCGCGACCTTCTGAGCAGCGAAACGCGCAAGCAGATGGTCGTCAAATTCTCGATGGAAGGCCTGTTGAGGGGCGATAGCGAGGCTCGGGCTGATTTCGTCTCCAAGATGATCCAGTCTGGCGTTTACACGGTCAATGAGGGCCGCGCCTACGAGAACAAGGCGCCGATCGAAGGCGGCAACCGCTCGATCGTCAACGGCACGATGACGCCGCTCGATATGCTCGGCAAAGACACCCAGGCAACGCCTGAACCGCCCGCAGCACGCGCTGCATAAGGACAAATCATGAAATTTGAACACCTGATTTCGGCCTTTCTGGCCGAACCCTGGGCGATTCAGCGCGAAAAACTGGGCATGTTGGCTGATGTTTTGGTCGCGCGAGCCGAGGGCGAGAAGCTGTTTTCGACCGAGTTTGCCGCGGCGATCGACGACGCGCGAGCAAAGGATATCGCCGAAACCGACGGAAAAGTCGCTGTTATCCCTGTCTATGGGGTGCTGGCGCAGAAAATGGACATGTTTTCCGCCATGAGCGGTGGATCGTCCTACGCCGGCATCAAAAAGGCGCTGCATTCGGCTCTTTCCAACGCGGATGTGAAAGCTGTTGTGCTCGACGTCGATAGCCCCGGCGGCACAGTCCCCGGCACGGATGAGCTTGCGACCGAAATTCGCAAGCTACGTGGCGGCGAAAAGCCGATTATCGCGCAGGTCAACAGCCTGGCAGCCAGCGCTGCCTACTGGGTGGCGTCCGCAGCCGACGAAATCGTGGTGACGCCTTCGGGACGCGCCGGATCGATCGGCGTTTACACGGCGCATGACGACGTTTCGAAAGCTCTTGAGCAGCGCGGCATCAAGCGCACGTACATTTCCGCCGGCAAGCACAAGGTCGAAGGCAACGAGACCGAGCCGCTGAGCAAGGACACGCTCGCGCATGTGCAGGATGGTGTGAACCGCTCCTACAACAAGTTCGTTGCAGCCGTCGCCGAAGGGCGAGGCACGACGGTCGGCAAGGTCGAAGACGGCTATGGTCAGGGCAGGGTGTTTTACGCCGAAAGTCTCATGGACCGTGGCATGGTTGATCGCGTTGCCACACTGGAAGAAACGCTTGATCGCTTTGGCGCCGAAACACAGCCGGCATATGTGCGGCGCGTGAAGGCAAGCAACCAGGCGCGCGCAGAGGCTGCGACCTTGCTTGCGAGCAAGATGGCGGCCGGCGAACCAATCACGAAACGTGAGTTTGAAAACGGCCTCAAGGGACTTGCAGGCTTCTCGAACTCAGAGGCAGAGCGGGCCGCTCGGCTCTACCTCAAGGCCGATCAGGGGGAGCCTGATGTCGAGACGGATGCTGCTGCTTTGACAGCGCTGAACGCGGCTCTGGCCGAAGCACGATCCTTCAAAATCAAGATCTAGGAATCCCCATGACCACTGAACTGGCAACAGGTCTCGCCGACCTGACGAAGTCGCTCGCCTCCATCAAGGAGAACGTGACCGAACTGGCGACCGAATTTACCCGCAAGACCGCCGACGGCGAGAAGATCTCTGCGGACCTCACCGACAAGACCGACAAGGCCCTTTCCGAACTCGGCGCCGTCACCACTCGCATCAGCGATCTGGAAAAGCGCGCTGCTCGCGAGAAGGAAGAGGGCGTCGAAGAGCAGAAGTCTCTCGGCCAGCTCGTCATCGACAGCAACGAGTTCAAGGCCGGCAACCTGACCGGCTCCTCACGCGCCTCGATCAAGGTCTCGGCAGAACGCGCTGCCATCACCACCGCTGATACCACGCAGGGCGCCGGCCGTTCGCCTGGTACGTCTCTGGTGCAGGGCGCTCGCGTTCCTGGCATCTTCGGCCTGCCCAATCGGCAGATGAAGATTCGCGACCTTCTCCTGAAGGGCCAGACGTCGTCCAACAACGTCGAGTACGTCAAGGAAACCGGCTTCACCAACGCGGCTGCCATGGTCGCGGAAACCACGGCGAAGCCCTACAGCGACCTGACGTTCAACATGGCGTCTGCGCCGGTTCGCACGCTGGCTCACCTTTTCAAGGCCAGCCGCCAGATCCTCGACGACGCGCCGGCCCTCAAGAGCTATATCGACGGCCGCGCTCGCTACGGTCTCGAGTTCGTCGAGGAAAACCAGCTGCTCAACGGTTCGGGCACGGGCCAGAACATCGCCGGCCTCGTCCCGCAGGCAACCGCGTTCGCACCGGCCTTCACTCCGACGTCGTCCACGGGTATCGACCGTCTCCGCCTTGCTATCCTGCAGGTCGTTCTGGCGGAGTACCCGGCCACGGCGCTCGTTCTGAACCCGATCGACTGGGCGAAGATCGAACTGACCAAGGACGCCGGCGGCAATTACATTCTGGGCAATCCCCAGGGTTCGCTGACTCCGACCCTCTGGAATCTTCCGGTCGTTGCAACGCAGGCCATGGCATCCGGCAAGTTCCTGACCGGCGCCTTCTCCTATGCCGCGCAGATCTTCGATCGCATGGACATCGAAGTCCTGCTGTCGAGCGAAAACGTGGACGATTTTGAGAAAAATATGTTCACGATCCGCGCCGAAGAGCGCTTGGCCCTGGCGGTTTACCGTCCGGAAGCCTTCGTTACCGGCGACGTGTCTGCCGCTTAATGCAGCGGGGCGCTTCGGCGCCCCTTTTCGCTAAGGAGGCGAGATGACCGATTACGTAGACGTGCAGCCGCTCAAGACGTTCGACAACGGCTCCGGTCTGAAGACCGCGGAGAGCAAGTCGTTCAAGGTCGAGCGCGGCGAAGCCAACGAGCTTCGTGCTCTCGGCCTGGTATCGTTCGAAGACGGCAAGAAGGTCGACGAACCTGTCGCTGAGGCAGAAGTCGAAGCGAAGCCCGAGCCCGAACCGGCGCCTGCAAAGGCCGTCCATACCGAGCCGAAGACGGCCAAGAAGAAAGACTAACCCAGATGGCGACACCGAAGACAAACAAGCATCGATTTGCGAGCTACATCGGCGGTGTCGCCAACCCCGTTGCGCCGGCATTTACCGTCCTGCCTGCAATCACGGGCACGGCTCGCGTTGGCCAAGTGCTGACGGCGAGCGCTGGAACCGTGACAGGAACGCCCACGCCAACCGTCGACAGGCACTGGCATGCCAATGGCGTCGGTATTCCCGGCGCCTACGGCACGACCTACACGCCCGTCGCCGATGATATCGGCAAGACGATCACGGTACGCACCCGGGCGCAGTCGCTCGCAGGGCGCTTGACTGTCACCAGCGCTGCGACGGCAGCAGTTATCGCGGCCTGACATGGCGCTGGTTGATCTCGAGCTCGCGCGCAAGCATCTGCGCATCTTTCATGAGGACGAAGACGCTGAGATCGGCGTCTATCTGGCCGCGGCGGAATCGATCGTTCTGGAGTATCTGGACAGGCCTGTCTTGCCGCTTGGCGGAACTCTTCCAGACCCTGACACGGTTGGCTACACGATGATGGTGACGCCGCCCATTGTGGCTGCCGTTCTCCTTGTCTTATCCGATCTGTACGAACGCCGTGAGGCCCCGGAGAAGGACGCAGGCGACGCCGTGCTCCAGCCGACAGTACGACGGCTTCTAGCGCCTTACCGCGTCTGGCGGCCATCCTTGGAGGATGAGACATGCACGTACGTTTCGTAGAAGATTTCGACTGGCGGCAGCCTGGCTTCACGATCGCTTACAAGGCCGGCACGTCCAAGAACGTGCGCCGGATCTGCGGCGAGGAAGCGGTTGCCAAAGGGGCGGCGGTCGCCGACGACACAAAGGCTGAGGACCCCGAAGATGGCTCGGAATCCTAGTTCAGGCGCGATGCGCGAGAAGCTGCACTTCCAGAAGCGGGATCTGATCGACGACGGGTATGGCAACGAGGTCTCCGGCCCATTTGCGACCGTCTTCACTGAGCCAGCACAGTTGGTAGCCCGGGCTGGCGGCGAAGCTGTGCAGGCCAGCCGATTGTCGGGTGTCCAGCCCTATACGGTTTGGGTTCGATCCAACGAGCGCACGCGGTCGGTCACGCCAGCCTGGCGCATCGTCGATGCTCGCTCACCGCGAGAATTCAACATCCGGACGGCGTCCAATCCAGACGGGCGCAACGGCTGGATCGAATTCTTGGTCGATGATGGGGTGGCGACGTGATCAAGGCAAAAGTGCAGGGCCGCGAGGCGCTGATGAAGCGGCTAAACGCTTTGGCGCCGAATGCTGAGAAATATGCTGCCGACGCGAAGATCGCCATCATGGAGGATTTCGCAGCCGAGATGGAGCAGAAGGCGCCAACCGGCGCGACGCTCGAATACATGCACTCGTTTGACGCTGATTTCCTGCGAAACCGACCCGCTCAGGAGCAAGTCGGCATTCAGGCGAGCAAAGACAAAGACGCAGTCGGTCTGTTCGCCGCGTGGATTTGGCGGTTTCTGGAATTTGGGACCGCTCCGCACAGCACTGCAAAGGGGGGCGGCACTGTTGCAGGCAAGAAGGCCGCCGCAGCCAATCCGGTCGGCATGCACCCAGGCACACCGGCTCAGCCGCACATTTTCCCGGCGTGGAGGGCCGTTAAGCCCCAAGCCAAAAAGCGCCTAAACGCTGCCATAAACAAAGCAGTGCGGGAGGCAATGAACAAATAATGGCCTCACCAGAACTCGAGATCCAGGGCGAAGTCGTGCGCCTGCTGAAGGCGGACGCGACCGTGACGGGGTTGGTTACCACCCGAATTTACGATCAGCCGCCAACATCACCGCCTTTTCCCTACATCAACATCGGCGAGGCTCAGACCCTACGCCGCGACGCAACCTGCCTTGAGGGCGGGGATATCTATCTGACCATGCACGCATGGTCGCGCGCGGTCGGCTTTCCGGAAGTCAGGCGCATCGCTGACGCCATGGTCGAAGCGCTGCATCTAGCGCCAATGACGCTCAGCACAAACCGTTTCATCTCAATCATGCATCGTCAGACGCGTGTCTTGCGAGATCCAGACGGCCTTACCAGCCACGCGGTCGTCGAGTTTCTTGCTCGGTACGATCGGGCCGAATAGCGGCCGCCATCACCACCACAAACGTTGCCGGCCATGTGCCGGCCTTTTTCTCTAAAGGACCAGCACATGGCACAGCAGATCGGCCGTACTCTACTCATTCAAATCGGGGACGGCGCCTCCACCGAAGTTTTTACCAATCTTTGCGGCCTGAAGACGCGCAGCTTCAGCCTCTCCGCAGGTGAAATCGACACCTCGATCCCGTCGTGCACCAATCCCGGCGACGAAGTCATCAAGACGTCGCGCCCTGGCATGGTGAACCGCACGTTCTCGGGTTCTGGCGCGTTTGTGTCGTCGACCGCGATGAGCGCGTTCATGGAAAAGGTCATCAACGCCGAGCAGTTCAACGCGAAGGTCATTGTGCCCGGGCTAGGCACCTTCACGGGCCCATTCTTCGTGACCGACTTCGAGTTCTCTGGCGACATGGAGAACAACATGGAATTCAGCGCAACCTTCGTTCCGGCCGACGCCATCACGTTTGTTGCGGCGGTGTAATCCATGGCAGAACCCGTGAACCTGGCGCGCGGCGAAGTCGCGCTCAAGATCGAAGATGTCGACCTTGTTCTGGCCGGCACGATGAACGGTCTGGCTGCCGTGTCCGCGGCACTTCAGTGCAAGTCGCTGTCCGATCTGTGGCAGCGGTTGGCCGGCGTCGAGATTGCCGCCACCCTGGCTGCGATCCAGTTCCTTACGATCAAGGGCGACAAGGCTGCAGCACTCGAGAAGATCCAGTTGCGCCATTTCGCCGACTGTTCGGTTGCTTTCAACGACCTGATTTCCGCCCACCTCGATGAGGCCGGCGAAAAGGGAAACGAAAGCGCCGCGCCGGCAAAGAAGACCGGGGCGGCGAAGAGCTAAACACCGAGCAGCAGCTGCGTCAGTGGCTGCGCACGGCGCATAAGATCGGCTGGCGTCCGCCCGACTTCTGGGCGGCCACGCTCGTCGAGTTCTTTGAGGCGATCGAAGCACATAACGACGATGGCGGCGAAGAGGCAGGCGGTGCGCCGTCTGAACGCGAGATGCGCGAGCTTATGGAGAGGCATGGGGGTTAGTACCCCCTGTCCTTGCAGTCTTGATAGAGGGCAGGCGCGAAGCCTTTGTTCTTCTCAGCCAGAGCGCAAGTTTCCCGCACTTGCTGTTCTTTCTCGTCTGCAGCGCGCTGCGTTGCGACGGTGTTTTTCTTGATCGCGTAATAGGCGCCGCCTGCAATTATCACGACGCACGCCACGGCGATCAGCGCCTTAAGCCAGCCATCCATTCTCCACTCCCTAGGCCCGCAACTCCTGCGGGCTTTCTCGCATGCTAGGACACTTGCCGATGGCTGACAATTCCGATGACCTGATCATCTCGATTAGCACGGACCTTGCCACGGTTCGCCGCAGCCTCAAAAGGCTAGAAGCCGACATTGCCGCATCGTCGAGCAAGGTCGAAAAGCAATTTGACGGCATGGGCAAGGGTATCGACAAGTCGATGTCTACGGCCCTACAGGCCCGCATCGACAAGATGGTCGGTATCGGTACGCAGGGTGCCAAAGAGTGGAGCGGAGCTCTTGCCGACCAGGGCAAGGAGCTCGAACGTCTTCGGGCGAAATACAACCCGCTCTTTTCCACGATCAACAATTATAAGCAGTCGATCGCCGACATCAGGCGGGCACATTCTATCGGCGCGATCTCCGCGACGGAGATGACTGCTGCCATCACGAAAGAGCGCCAGGCTGCACTTGCATCAACGGCCGCCATCAAGGGCCGCAACGCGGCTTTGGCCGATACGCCGGCGCAACGTAGCGGCGCTCAAGGCGTCAGTTCATACAACACCTCTAATATCGCTGCTCAGTTTCAGGATATCGGCGTAACCGCCATGGGCGGGATGTCGCCGCTCCAGATCGCTTTGCAGCAGGGCACGCAGCTGTCCGCGGTGTTCAATGATCTGAAGTCAAGCGGCTCAAGTCTTGGGTCTGCACTGGGCGCGGCTTTTGCATCGGTTGTTTCACCTATTTCGCTTGTGACGATCGGTGTGGTTGCGGCCTCCGCTGCGGCAATTCAGTATTTCAGCAGCATTGAGTGGGGCGGGGCCAAATCAGCGGAGACGCTGAAGAAGGAAGCCGAGCTCATCTCTGCGGTGTCTCAGAAGTGGGGTGAGGCTCTTCCAGAGCTGAAGGCCTACAACGACGAGCGAGAACGCGCTCAACAGACGAAAGATATCAAAGACGCCTCGGCTGCGGTTGCGGATAAGCAGTGGACTGAACTTCGCCAGAAGGTCGATGACGTCAATATTGCCATGGCTGACACCGCTTCGCAGTTGCAGCAGTTGGGCAAAGACGAAGGTCAGGTCGGAAATCTGCAGCGTGATTTCGCGGCGCTAGAAAAGGCAATCAACGATGGCACGGCCACGTCAGAAATGGCGCGGAAGGTTCAGCAGGACCTAGCAGCGATCATAGCCGACGGCTCGACACCAGCCGTTGATGATTTCGCGCGTGCTTTGTCACTGTTGCCGGCGCTTCTTGATGAAGCTTCTAAGAAGGCATCTGAACTCACAAAACGCGGCGCTGAGGCGGCGAACACGCTCAAAGTGCTGGCAGCCCTCAATCAGGGAAGCGGCAGCCCCGACGGCGTGCAAGACTACCGCCTGCGCGACCAGCTGCGCCGTCAGGAAGAGAACGCAAACCCAACAGTCACCAACCCGCAGGGCGTGACTGTGGCGGTTCCGGTGCCAGGCCAGAAGCCTGTGCAATTGGGCGAGGAACCTGCCAAACTCGACGCCGCGTCCAAAAAGGCACAGACATCTGCCGAGAAGGCCCGCAACGCTTACCGCGACCTGATCAAATCGGCCGATGACCGCATCGAGCAGATGCGTCTTGAGCTCGAGATCACAGGCCAATACGGCACGGCTACCGATGCCGCACGCTTTCGCCTTCAGCTTCTGCAGGATGCGCAGGACAAGGGTCGGACGATCGGCGACAAAGAGCGCGCGGAGATCGAAACGCGCGTTGCGGCTTATGCCGGCTACTCCGAGGCATTGGCGAAGGCCAAACTGCAGCAGGATCTACTGACAGATGCCCGCATGCGTGGCATGTCTGCGCAAGACCAGAAGATCGTCCAGATGCAGCGCCAGTATGGTCTGCAGGAGGATCCAAACAGCGCTACAGGCCAGGCAATTGCTCGGTCGTTGCAACTGGATGAGATCCAGTCCGCATCCGACCAGTTTATCGACAACCTCAGCGGCGCGCTCTTGAGCGGTGGCGAGGATATCGGCAAGAAGCTGGGCGACATGATCCTGCAGGAGCTTCTGTCTTCCGCACAGAAGCAGCTTTCAGGCATCCTAAAGCAGGTGTTTGGGGCGCTGTTGCCTGGAGGGGCAGGGTCTGCCGCTGCACCAAGTGCAGTCGGGGCTATTGGCAGCGTTGCTTCCGCAGCAGCCCCCGCAGGCACCGTCGTTCGCGGCGGAAGTGCCGTGGATCTTGCTAGCAACCTTCTTGGCCAAAGCGAGCGAAGCCCTGGAAACATCAACGCCTTCCTCAAGAAGGGCGGGGTGGACATCAATGCGGCTCAAACCGCTTGGTGCGCGGGCTTTGTCAACTCTTCGCTTGAGCAGGTCGGCGTCAAAGGCTCCGGTTCGCTGACGGCGAACTCTTTCCAAAACTGGGGCACCAAGATTGCGCCGGGCCTCGCGCAAAAAGGCGACGTTCTTCTTCAGACCAATGGTTCCGGGGCTGGGCAGTCTGGCGGACACGTCGGGTTTGCTACAGGCGCAACGCGCGTGGCCAACGGCCAGCAGCAACTGCAAATGCTCTCGGGCAACTCGTCCGACTCGGTAATGAACAGCTGGGTCAGCGCCACAGAGGTTCAGGTCCGCCGTTCTACCGAGGCAGCCGGAGCGCTGGCCAAGGTTGCGCAGTCTTCCGGCGCAGCCACTCAGGGCCTCGGCAGTCTGGCAAATGCTTTCCCAGAGGCACCACAAGCGGGCGGCGGCATGAGTTGGTTGTCCAAGCTGTTCATGCCGAACTTCGTCCCGAACGGCGCACAGGCAACGATCGCTGCTGGCGGCGGCATCGGCCTCTACGACTCCGGCGGCTACACCGGCCCAGGCGGCAAGATGACGCCCGCCGGCATCGTGCACAAAGGCGAGTACGTCTTTGATGCAGAGTCCGTGCGACGCCTCGGGGTGCCAAACCTCGAGCGGCTTCGCGGATACGCCTCGGGCGGTATGGTGGGCGCACCCGTCGCACCGCGCCTCAACAAACGCCAGTCGATCGACACCGGCCAGAACACGCCCCGCGACTTGAACGTCAATGTCAGCGGTGCGTCCGGCGATCCGCATGTGCGCGAACTCGTGCGGCAAGGCGTTCAAGAAGCGCTTGCCGCTGATCGCGAGCAACAGCGACGCGGCGGGTTCGGCAACATGCAGAGTAAGTTCGCCAGCCAGAAGGGGTAATAATGGCCCGATACCTAAACGTGCCTACCCTTGAGGCGAACTTCCTGGCGCCGCTTAAGACGACGTTCGACGTCCAGGGATCATCCCTTGACGGCGGACGCAACAGCTTCGGCGAAGGCATCACGATGGAGATGACGGGTGGCGGTGTCGTGACCGCCACCTACGAAGACTGCAAGATCAAAGACAAAGAGCAGTTTCGCTACATCAACCAGCTTGGGGCGCGGCTGAACGGATCCTTCCGGTTTGTAAACGTCCCGATCATCACAGACTGGTTTGGGCCGTTTCCGGCTGCGGGTCGTCTTCCTTCCTTATCGGTGGGCAACATCCCGCATTCTGACGGCTCGTTCTTTTCCGACACGTCCGGCTACAGCCAGACGACGGTATGGGGTGCCGTGACGGAAGCGGCTGCGCTGAATGCCGGCATCTTGAAGCTGAAGATCTACGGCATGCCGCGCAGGCTTGACTGGTCGGAATGGTTCTCGATCTATCATCCAACGAAGGGGTGGCGGGCTTACAGGTTCTGGGACATCCTGGAAGCGAAGCCCGCTTTGCCCGACGGGGTGGACGTCATCGACGGAGCATCACGACCTTTCCAGCAGTACCGCTTGGCGATCGGCCCGGCACTGCGTGAAGCGGTTCCGGTCGGCACGCGTGTCGAGTTCGCGCGCCCTCGCTTCGTTGCCAAGTTTCCGGCCGGCTTCACGCTGCCATCAGTCGTCGAGGCGTTCTTCGTCACGCAGCAATCCATCCAGTTTACCGAGGCGTTTTGATGGGCTGGGTACCAGACAACATCATCCAAGAGCTGCGCGGCAGCCACCAGCTCGGCATCTTCATGCGGGTGGACACTGATCCTGCACTGCACCTATGGTTCGGCGTAAACGACATGCCGATCGGCTTTGACAGCATTGATCCGGATGGGACGGTCTACCTGGGTGGCGGAAGGCTGCAGGGCATCCCGACGCTCGAGATCCTCGTCAACGGGACGTCGGATAGTGTCGAGTTCACGATCTCCGGAATTGAGCCAGAGGCCGGCTCCAAGATGATCAACAGCCTTCCACCCGTCCGCGGCGCAGAAGTCCATATGGGCATCACGACGCTGGATCAATATTTCCAGCCAATGAGCAAGATCATCCCGCTCTGGCAAGGCACGGCCTCGCATATCGGAGAGGCCAGCCCGGCGGTTCAGTCGGGGCAGAGCCCCTCTTTGACGCTCTCCCTGGCTGTTGCCGCTGGCAATGAGACCAGATCGCGCCCGTCGCGGTCTCTCTGGTCGAGCGCGCATCAAAAGGCGATCTACCCGACCGACAAGTTCTGTGACGGAACGGCCCGTCTTGCGCGGGGCGTCCAGCCCTCTTGGCCGCAATACGGCTAACGCCGGCAAGGTGACTCCATGACATCGCTGACAGAGTATGCGGCCCTCCCGCACCGCTGGGTGTGGGGTGGGATGGGCGGTCATGACTGCACGACATTCTGCGCGCGCTGGGTTGAGATCGTCACAGGTAAAAATCCAGGCGCTGGCCTGATCGGCACCTACTCTTCGCGTGAGGAGGCAAATGCCCTTATCGCGTCTCATGGCGGCATTGAGCGCATGCTCGACGAACGCTTGGGGCAGGTCGGCATCAGCCGCGCTAAAGCCCCGCGGTCCGGGGACGTAGGCCTGATCTCCGCACCCGTCGGTTTCGACGCCACGGGCATCACCAACAAACAGATTCCCGCCATCCGCTTCGGCCCCTTGTGGCTGGCGATGTCGGCGCGCGGTCCTGTTGCAAAGCAGGCAACGCATAGCGCTGCCTGGAGAATTGAATGATCAGAGACGAGCGCTTTTATTCGCACTCATACGCGACGCCTGATCAACGGATTCTGTGGGAGCACACGCTTAGACGCACGACAACGCTCTATCCGATCGCGCGACGCGACCCGATCTTCACGCCACTGTTCGTCGCCATGGGCCTGACAGGCACGATTGCCGGCACGACAATTACGACTGCGTCGATCGCCTCCGCAATTGCCACAACGGCGCTGACATTCGGCCTTCAGATGTTGATGGCGCCAAAACCGCCGAAGCCCGAGGATGGCAAAGCGCCAAAGACTCAGGCAATCCCTTATCGCGCCTGGTGCGTTGGCACGAACCGCATGGCCGGCGCCTACATGCTTTGGGAGTCGCTTGGGAACAACCTTGTTGCCATCCAAGCGATTGCTGGCCACCCTGTTTCTGCCTACAAGCGTTTTTGGCTGCACGATGACGTCGTCGAGCTCGCGGACCTCGATGCAGTCGGTCAGCGCAAGACCTCTGGCGATCCTTACCGCGATAACGTCTACATCTTCCGGCGGCTCGGAAGCGAAAGCGCCGCGGCTCTTCATTATCAGAACATCATCGACCGTTACGCTGACAAACCAGCGTCAGAGCGCCTTTGGACGTCTCAGCATCTCGGCTTTGGTCAGGCATCCGTCGCGCTGTTGGCGCGTGCGGCCAAAGCCAAGGACCAGCAGAGCCGGTTTCCCTACGGTGTACCGAACCTGACCGCCGAAGTTGACGGTGCCAAGTGCTGGGATTTCAGGAACGCGGCACAGAGCCCGACGAACCCTGCGACATGGACGTTTACGAAGAACTCCGCGCTCATTCTGGCGTGGCATCTGTGCTTTAGCGAGTTCGGCGAGCGGCTGGATTATACGAAGGCCCTCTTGCCGACGCTCGATCTTTGGAAAGAAGAGGCCGACATCTGCGATGAGGCCGTTCCGCTTCTCGGAGGCGGCACAGAGAAGCGCTACGAGTGCAACGGCTGGGACACGGCAGAAAACAGCCCAAAGGCCGGCTTGAACGCCATCCTTGCAACCTGTGACGGCCATCTGGTCGTTCGCGGCGACGGCGCCCGTATTCTGACAGTGGGCAAGTTCCGCGAAAGCCGGTGCGTCACTCTGACGGATGCCGACATCATCGGGCACTCGATTCAGTACGATGTCCTCTTCGAAGACGAGATCAACCGCCTCGTTCCGAAGTTCACGTATCCGGAGGTCGACTACGCGACCGCTGACACCGACTATTTCGAGGACATCCCGGCGCAGATCAACGCAGGTCGGGTTCTTTCCGAGGAGGCCGAATACACGTGGGTCCAGCAGTGGCGGCAGGCTCGCCGACTTGGCAAGCGGGAATGGCTCCGGATCCAGCAGAAGGTCAACGGTTCGATCGATGTCTGGAACTCAGGAATCAACGCGGTCTACAGCCGCTGGGTAAGGCTTGCTACGCCGATCCGCCTTCCGCGGCTCGATGGAAAGATCGTCGAAAACCGCAGAGCCGTCGTTGCCCTGACGAAGGGCGGCTTCTCGATGGATATCAAGGCACATCCAAGTGACATCGACGTCTGGATACCAGCCACAGACGAGGGCAAGCAGCCGCCTGTTCCGCCCAAGCAGAGCAAGGACAACATCCCGATACCAGTCATCAATCTGGTTCAGTCAAAAGCCAATGGCTCGAGCGTTTACATTCGCGTGGACGTCATAGATCCGAGCGATGACAGCCTGACACCAACGGTTCGCTTCCGCCTGTCCGATGACGGGACAGGCAATCCAGGGGAATGGGTGGAGCAGAGTTTTCCTGATGCTGTCCCGTCAGGCGGCTTCATCAAGATGAATACGAATGTCGTGCCGTCTAACAAGCTGCTTGATATTCAGGTCGCTTTCATGACGTCGAAGAAGACAGGCACATGGTCGCTTGTGGCGCAGGTTTCGTCGACCGTCGATTCCACCGCGCCAGCAGTCGCTGAAGCTCTGTCGTGGACATCACCGACGTTCAGCGCGCGCGCGGCCAACGCCACAGCCTCACAGGGTCGAACTGCGTACCTTACCTTCAAGATCGGTACGACGGCGCAAACCTTCGCGGCGGCAACCCTTATCAACAAGCTGGCCGCCGCACCTGGCGACGTTCGTTACGTGCAGCCAACACCCGTAGCCGGGACAATCCGACGCCTTTGGGTGCAGCCCGAAAACGGTTCCGGCGTCGTCGGCCCGACCGCCTACCTGGATGTGACCTTCCCATGACGCAAACCGATGAACGAGCAATGGTGGCAGCCGCTGACCAGGCGGCCGCTGATGCCAAGACGACCGCGAAAGCGGCGCAGGATCTGGCATCGGCGATCGACAGCAGCATCAAGGCTGGTGCTCTCGTCTGGGAGTATTACTACACGATCACACAGGCTTTGCCGGTGTCGGTCGCGCTTTCAGGTCTCCGGCTTTCAGCTCCCGCGGCCAAAGCGAAAGTCGGGGATCTTGTTTTTATCCACCAGGCTGAGCGACCCAAGGTCGGGGCACTGACGCTCGGCTTCATCTTCGTGCAGTCAACCGGCTTTGTGAACGCAGATGGCGCGATCGACGTGAACTGCGTTCTACCGCCAATCAGCGCGGTTGGCGCCTTGTCGGTTCCGCTCCGGCTTCGCGGCTTCCGCCCGCCGTCCGCCTGATCACCGCAACAATTTGAACATCTCGCACCCTGCCTTCGGCGGGTCGCTTCCGCATGGAGAACAGCCGTATGGGACAGATCACTGACCTGGCAAAAACCGTATATGCACTTGGTCCCTCGACGGCGCCATCCCAGCCCGACAAAAGCCAGATCGTTTCTCTGTTTCAGCTTCTGGAAACGATTCTGGGCACAGCGATCAGTGGGCTGGTCATCGGCAATTCGGTCGTCTACGCGACGCGTGCAGCGCTTTATGCGGCAGCCGCAAGACCCGCCGGCAGCTTGGCTATCGTCTACAACGACAGCAACCAAGCTTATAACGGCGTCTATGTGACGAATGGTGGGACTGGTTCGGCGGCGTGGTCGCTGACCAGTCTGATCCCGCCCAGCAGTTTCGTTGCGGACCTTTCCAACGTTGTTTCCGGGCTTGCCGCGGAGGTTGCCGCTCGCACCACGACCACTGATGAAGTCGTGGCCGCGCGCAGTGGTCAGCCGAGCCTTACGGCGCGCTTCACCACGGAAGTTGCAGCCCGCACCGCCGGCGATGCGAAGGTGAAGGCGTCGTTCGGCCGAGCCTTGTCGGGGACACGTTCGCGCGGCGGCAAAACCCCAATGTCGAAGGGCAATGCCGGGGCGGTGACATGGTTTGACGCGCTCCTGCAGCGGGTTCGGTCATACGGCGATCCCCTGACGGGACACGCGGTTCGTCGGGCCGGCTGGATCGTCCCGATGGTCAACCGGATGGGAGCGATCATCGGTGGCATGGCGCGCGATGGCGAATGGTATTCGCCCGGCGCTGTTTCTGCTCCGATGGCATATCCGGTCGTCGTAACCGATGGCAATCGAGCACAGGCGCATGTCGCTGATGGCGCGGTCGAGCGGCGTCTGTCGCTCTACGAGAGCCCTGTGCGCGCCAGCAAAGTTGCAGCTCCCGGCCTGGTGAGGTCGGCATGCGCGGATGGTTCGATCCGGCATTCTTCCTATCGAGGGCAGGGGGTCGATCTGGCGCCCGACAATGCGCTGCGCCTCATCATCAAAATGGGCCAGTCCCTGGGGTATGGAGGCGTCAATAACGACCCTGCCGCCTACATCACGCAAGCGCCGTCGCCGCGGGTGTTGATGTGGCAGCAAGGCGTCGTGCCAGCCGGGGCTTCACAGGCAGCTATTGCCGCGTCTGCACTGACCACCATGGTACCCGCTTTCGAGCAGGTTATATCGGCAAACTTCGGCGAAACAGGCGACGTCGCGCTGGCCTGGATGCTGAACGGCCCGGCTGGGCGGCGAGGTGGCTCGACCTATCAGGTCGCCAACTTCTGCAAGGGCAACACGCCTTACAGCGGGATCAAGAAAGGCACGGTGCCTTACGCCAATGCGATCGCGCATCTTCAGGCCGTCAAAGCATGGTGCACGGCCAACGGCTACACGCCGGTCATCGAGGCGCTGATCTTCGATCACGGCGAGAACGACAGCGCGGCTGATGTTAGCGAGGCGACGTTCCAAGGGTATCAGGTCGAACTGCTGACCGACTTCTCTGCCGATGCCGCTGCAATCTTCGGGGTCACACAGTTCTGGCCCATGTTCGTGGTCCAGAAGGGCATCTTTCGCAGCGGTCTCTTGTCCGGCCCGTCGCTTGCGCAAGCCAACTGCAACGCCGCCAATAGCCGTATGTTCTGCGTCGGCCCGCAGTACATGATCGACTTCCAGGACTTCTACCATCCTCCATCCTGGATGCACCGAGTTCGCACGGCATACATCGGCAAAGCGATCAGATCGCGCCTGATGACGAACGAGGACACGTGGTCTCTCCTGAAGGCCGTCTCCGGCACGATCGTTGGGCAAGGATTCGAGCTCGTCTTCAACGTGCCGCGGGGGCCGATCCAGCTCGACACGTCCATCGTCTCCGACCCTGGGACGATGGGCATCACCTACACGGACGACAGCACCACCCCGGCCGTCATTTTGCCCGGTTCGCTGAGGGTGAGTGGCCCGGACCGGATTGTCGGGTCGTTCGACAAAATGCCGACCGGCGGCAATCGAAAGATCCGGATCGGCTGGGCAGCCGGCACCAACGCGGCGCAGGGCCGCATCAACGGGCCGAGAACCTGCATCCACGACAGCGATATGGAGGCATGCCCGGCCACCGGCTGGCTTCTCCTCAACTATGCAATCCATCAGGAGATCAGCCTATGAGCTATAACCTTGCCGTTCCCGGCCCGTCTGTTGCCGGCTTGCCGATGCCAACCCTTTCGGCGAGCGAGGCGGCAGCCTTGGAAACGCCCGGGCTCATCGAGCGCATCTCGGCGCGCGACCCGGCCTATTCCGAGACGGGCCTTGCCTATTACGGCGGCGTTTCCGGCGGGCTCTGGCGGGGCCGTGGTGGCGCTTTTGCGGATAAACAAAGTCTCGGGCGGCCGTCAGTTCGCTTCAATGCGGGTGGATTTGCCTACGTCACGGGACAACTGGCCCTGCCGCCATCCTACACGATCTATGTGTTGGGCCGCGTGAATGCAGCCAAGAGCTTCAACTCGTTGTTCTCCTCACTATCTCAGACGGATGCTCGTGCATGGATGTGCATGGACGCCGCAAGGACTTTGCGGCTCATCCACGGGGCGGGACAGGTGGGGACGACAGCCACGGTCGCAGACGGCGCATCGTTCGTTGCCATGGCTTCGTTTGATCTCGCAACACTGACCGGCGCTGTTTCGCTCAACTCGCTGGGCGGGTTGGTTACCGGCGCCTTGCCCATTCAGAAGGGCAGCCCCGTGTCGTCGATCGGCGGAATTCAAAGCACCGACAACGACACGACAGCCCTGCACACGCTCAACGGCTGGATCGAAGAGGTCTGGATCTATTCAGGATCTCACGGGCTCGACGGCGCGGACGACACGCGTGCCGCCATTATCGGGCACCTGGCTGCCTACGGCGGCGTGACGCTTTCCTGATCACTGCTGCTGCGGTCGGGCGGGCATGATGCGTGTCGTTTGAAGCTACCAACACCACAAGAGGAAACAACCATGGCGCGGGAAACCCTTCCCGTCGCCCTTGACCTGATGTTCGGGCACGAGGGCGGCTATTCAAATGCCAAGACGGACAGCGGGGGCCCGACCAAGTACGGCATCACGCATAAGACGCTGGCGGCGCACCGCGGACTGAAGTCGGTCACGGCCGCCGAGGTCAAGGCGATGACGCTGGCTGAAGCCACGGCGATCTACGAAAAATCCTACTGGACGCAGTCTGGCGGCGATCTTCTGCCTGTCGGCCTCGACTATGCGGCCTTTGACTTCGGCGTGAACTCCGGACCCGCGACGGCGATCAAGAAGCTGCAGGCCGTGCTTGCCGCCGCAGGCGTTTACACTGGCAACATCGACGGGCATATCGGCGAGCAGACGCTTGCCGGCGTGAAGGCTTACCCGGGCGGCGTTCGAATGCTGATCATCGCCTATTGCGACGAACGCATGAAGTATCTGCGTGGTTTGGGCGGGTCCACGGGCTTTGGCCCGAATGGTCGCGGCTGGACGATCCGCGTGACCGGCAAGGATCCGCTGAAGAAGTGGAAAGACCAGCCGGGCGTCGTTGGCAACGCGCTTCGCATGACCAGTGCAAAGGGTCCGGATCCTGTGGCCGTGGTGGCGCCGGTCGAGGCTGCGGCCAAAGCAGACACCAAGATCACCGGCCTACCTGAGATCCTGAAGAAGCCGGAGGCATGGGGCCCGCTGGGCGGCCTCCTGTCGGCCTGTGGCGCGATTGCCGCCGGTAGCGGGCCGTTGCAGTGGGCGCTGGCGATCGCGCTTGTGGCGGGCGTTCTCGTCGGCGTCTGGTACTTCGTGCGGCGTGTGAGGCGAGGGGCTTGATCATGTTCGCAGGAATATGGGCCAGGATCCAAGGCTACGTCGCGGCGGCAGGTGTGGTGCTGGGCATCGTCATCTCCGCCTTTCTCTACGGCCGCACTGACGGCAAGGCAGACGCGGCCGCAGAAGTGGCCAAAAACAACGCGCGCGCCAGACAAAAATCCAAGGAAGTCGAAAATGAAATCAACGGTCTGGATGATCGTGGCGTTGACGATGGTCTCGCTAAATGGATGCGCGACGGCAAGCGGTAACTATTGCGACATCGCGAGCACGATCAGGCCGTCTGTTCTCGACAGTATGACGACGGAGACCAAGCGTCAGATCCTCGCAGAAAACGAAAAGCTCGCAAACCTTTGCGGGGTAAAGGCATGACAGAACCAGTGCCCGGCCGCCTCGTCGAGCTCTCCGAGGATACGCGCAGCTGGCTGGCTGACCTGCGGGAAGACGAACTCAAGACCCTCAAGGAAGTCGTGAAAATGCCAGCGGACGATGTTCGTGACGGCTTCAAGATGGTGCGCGATCTGCGAACCGTCGCGCGGTTCCTGCGGTGGCTCATCTACGGCGCGATCGCGATCTTTATCGCAACCGTCGCGCTCTACGAAAACGTCCTGAAAATATGGGGCTGGATCAAAGGAGTGCCTGCAGCATGAAGCGCATTCTTTACGGCTTTATCGCCGGAGCCACGGCTGCGATCGTGGCCGTGAGTTCTTTCAACATGGCCGTCATGGTCGTCGACCGCGAACCTCCCATCACCTACCAGGCAGCCCGCGCGATCGACACGGAAACAAAGCCAGGCGGCACGATCGAGGTCGAATACAAGGTTATCCGCAACCGTATCTGCCCGGTGGTCGCCAAGCGATGGATCCACGATTCCGCGGGCCAGAAGCATTCCGTGCCGCAGTACACCGTTGGCGCCGATCTGACGGCGGGCAGGGAAACCTATCGTCGGTCGATTACCGTTCCAACGTCTGCGGCGATCGGTCCGGCACGCTATGAAGTCGTGCTCGAGTACACCTGCAACCCTCTTCAAAAGCTGCTTGGCCCGACGACCGTAGTGTCTCCGCCGGTTCGCTTTGTCATCGTGCCTTAAGGGCCGTTTTCTCAAGGATTCATCATGGCTTATCGTTCCGGCAATTCGTCGGCCGCGCGGGTTGCGCGCATGCATTCGACAGCAAGCTACATCGGGAAGGGGATCGTCGCGTCCGTAGGCCCGTGGGCGCCCACTCCCGGCGCCATTCTCGACATCGACTTCGCAAGCGATCGCGCTTACGCGGGCGGCCAGACATTCACGAGCATCGCGGCATATCTTGCTTCTCCCGGCCTGTCTTTCACCCGCGCCAGTGGGAAGACTGCAGTCCGTCGGGATGGCACCCTCAACTTGTTCGCCAACGACGCGCCGGCGCGCACAGGACGCGGCGTGACGCTCGAGCCTGCCATGACGAACTATGCGCCATACAGCAGCGATTTCACCGCAGGCTGGTCGTTTATCCCTGGCGGCACAGGCGTTCTTTCGGCGCCGGCAAGCGCGACTATTTCCGCGACCTTCCCGCTTCCGGACGGCATGAATGGCGATGTCGGCAAGGGCTTCACATGTACGGGCCTTGTCTGGGACGCGCCTCGCAGCCGCTTTCTGGTAGGCAATGATGGCCGCAATATCGAGACGGGCGGCAATGGGCTGGTGAAAACCTCGATCGTCGCCCTCAACGCTGCTATGGCCAAGACTGCAGAATGGGCAATCGTGTGGCCAGGAGACGCCACGAACAATTTGGGCATTCAAGGGATAACGATCGACACGCCCAACGACCAGGTTGCGGCTGTTACCCCCGGCCACGACTTTATTGCCTTTTTCGATCCCACCAGCATGGCATATGTGGGGAAGATCGACTTGCCAGTTGGCACGCAGCCCAACGGGCTTGCCTACGATGCCAGCCGCGACGCCTTCTGGGTTTCCAAGACTGACGCGTCGGTCATCAATCTCTTCAGCCGCGCCGGCACCATCATCCGGACTTACCGCCCGGGCGTGCTGGAAGCGCAGGGTCTTGACCATCTCTCGCGTATTGAGGCGACCGACGAGCTCGTCTTCACGTCTGGTGCGAACGGTTCGTCCGGCATCGTCTGGACGCTTGATTGCGGCAAAATGCGGGTCAAGCGCGCGATGACGGTCGTCGAGGCCAAGGCAATCGAGGGCGTTGCAATTGTCGGTTCAACTATCAACGTCGTCTCGGATGGATACTTCCACGGTGCGGGTGCGCCCTACAACGTCAACGCGCTCCTGAAGTACCCTCTCTCGGCCCTGGTGGACTTCGCCTACCTCCGGCTCTGGCAGGACTTCGAAAGCCTGAACGGACTAGCGGTGAAGGCCGATCGGCTCATCTTCAACAAGGGCGCCGGCCAGACACAAGCCGATTTCTCGCTCGTTTCCATCGGTGGCCTGGCGTCCGGCGCAAGCGCAACCAAGACCTTGTCCATGTGGGCGAAGAGCGCGGACGGTGCCACCTATACGGCCTTCATGCGCTGCGACACGACGATCCAGAACATTGTCATCGGGCCGAACTGGCAGCGCTACTCGATTACAGGCACAATGGTGTCCGCGCCTTCGATCCAGATCGGGCTGCGCAAGGGGAATGCGCCTTATCTGACGGACGACTTCTGCGACATCGTGGTCGGTGGCGTCCAGTTGGAACTCGGATCTTTCGCCACCAGCTTGCTCGACAATCCCGGCGCCGCGGCTGTTACGCGCGCGACAGACGGCGGCGTTCTCGCTGTCGTTGCTGGCCCGAAAGATCTCATCGCTACATTCGACAACAGTACTATGCAGACGATCGCGGCCGTGAACGGCAACTATGCTGTCCCGACCAATCTCAATCGATCGACGCTCGCGCGGTTGGTGGCCTTGGCGGCTTAGGCTGCCACTCCATCATCGAAAATGCCAAACCAAATTCTTCTCATTGAGAGAGCACTGATATGTTAGATGAGCATAGTCTCGCAAGTTCCATCCCGGCGGAGTGGACGGCGTTTGAAATTCGGTCACTGGCCAAAAGGGCGCGATACCGCTGTGAACTGTCCAGAATTGATGACGAACTTGGCGAGATCATTAAAGTCGGCTTTGGCGCCACCGTCCATCTGGCGGTATGTGCCGCCGTGGCTTCCGCACCTATGATAGAGTCAAGATGACGTTATTCCTCACAGTGTCCACTTGTGCGATCATAGATCGTAGGTTCCACAAAACTCTCCGTCCCGCTAGTGGAACATCATCTGCAAACACTAGAAGATGAACGTCGGACATTTGCCGGTAGATGTCTCCCATAGACCCAGCTGGAGATTTTAACCTAGACGTTATTCTGTTTGGAATGGGCACCGCTACTTCCAGTGGACTGAGTCCTTGATTTAGAAATCGCGCCCCGAGAATGGCCACGCCCATATTCCCAAGGGTAGCTGGTGTAATAATCGCTAGCTCGACGAGAGTTCTGTGTTTCCCTATAATGTCTAGGTCGTGGAGATCCTTGATCAAATTTCCGCCGCCGGCGTATGGCTTCTGTTGCCGCACAATGTTTTGAAACTTTTCGCCCAATCTGTGCAGCTGCCGCTTCTTGTCGGCAAACATTTCATCCAAAGCGCTTTCACTACTGGCAACTGGAAACATCAGCTGACGCGAGGATACTCCCTTCAGCAGTCCACACTCGTAAACGAGAAGGTCCAGAACGGCCCGGCAATTATGGATACAATCGATCATGCCGTCTTCGATCTCTTCAGGAATGGCCTTTGACGGAACTCGGATGTGTTCGTAAAACCCCTCGCCATCCGGCCCGATTGTTTGCCAGTTAACTGATAAATTGCTTCGGAACACGCGGTCGAGATCAACAAGGCGGTCGTAGAGCGTAATGGCTCGTCGAAGTTTTCGCGCTGATGAATAAAAGGGGTCCCGCGTCCGGCTCATGCCTTGTCCCGCGTGGCTGGATGTTTCCCGCGATACTCTTTTTCTGGTGGACCTGATAACGGCGCAAATGGATAATGTGAGGATGTTCCTGCCCCTGCAACACGGAGCTCGCCTTGCGAATGACTAGTGAGCGTTGCTCGTTTTCGCCAAGCTAGGAAAACCCAAGCTTCGCCGGAATTGTTGTAATAGCGATGGAGCGACGGCCTAAAAGTAATCGGGCCCTCGAACCGCCTGAAGTCTGCATTCTCGCCGTTCGAGCTCCAAGCAAATACAGGCCTTCGCCGGGTAACGTAAGCCCCGTCCAGATTGCTCTGTTTATTTTCTCGAAGTCGAGCGTGAAAGGCTGGCGTACACCTTTGACGGTTACACCATGCATTGCGAAGGTCCCAGCGGCTAGTTTGCACGCCCATGATTCGAGAGCAGAGCCGTCGATGAATATCCAATTCGGTGCGGGAACCGTCTGCCTGTAGTGAAGTGGGCTGAGCTTTTCGCGCAGCTCTGCGTAAAGCTTTCCAGCCATTTCATCCAGCGGCGCGAGGCACTCATTATGGCGTTTACATAATATGTTGCCGCCATGCGAGTTAATCCCAATGATCACATCCTTTTCGGGATCAGCGTCTCGAAAACCACGCGCGCCGATTTCTTCCCATTGCTTAAGAATGCTCTTTGAAAGAGGGTGTTCTAGAGAAATCTGATTATCGCAGTCGCAAGTGTCTCCCATATAGCATTTTGGGTGAGAGTATCCGGTCGTCGGAGGCTTCGGCGAGTGGTTGAATGCCGACGAACGATATGCCCCATCGATGGAACGGCAGCATTTCGCTATAGGCTTCCCACTTCGGCAGGGGCAATGTGGCCCTAGCCAAGGAAGCCGCGTTTTTTGTTTTTGCATAACGATCTCCCGGCATTCTCACGCTGCCAATGAATTACGATGATTAACTTGCATATCAAAATGTAAGCTTAGATTGAACTGCTTGGCACCCCATCACCATGTGGTGGGGTGGCCGACTTCGCACCACCATCCTATCTCCGCCTCCATGAGCTCCTATGAAACCCAGTTTCGCGCCATCGTTGGTGACAATCATAAGCCGTCCGATCACCTCGACAGCGATCAAGCGCAAGCGTTGTCGGCGCAGATTTTCGGAATGCCCGACGTGCAGATCGTTCGGAATGGATTCTTCATTCAGTACGAAGGATGGTCGATTGACCAAGACGTGTACCTATCGGTTTCGGTCACGGATGATCATCTAAGCGGGACGCGCGCGCTGTGTGAGCCAAGTATGGATATCGAGCGAGTTGTCGGCGCGGATTCCTGACGGAGACGAACCGCGCTACGATTCGAACACGGCGCCACCTGGGCCATCCCGTGCGTTATGTTCTGCGGGGTGGGAGCGGCATTATCGAGCTAGCCGTCTTTGATGGGATGAAAGCATCGGGGGAAGCGATCGACGCGACTGCGGGCCGAGGACGTGACCGCAGGTAGCGGTTCAACGATCCCCTGAACCATGGCAAGGACAAAACCGAGCGTCGGTCCTTTGACATTTGGTCACTGGCATGACTGAGCCAGTACATCTGATTATCAGCTTGTAGTCCCGTCTCCGGTCACCCGGCGGCGGGGTTTTGCGTTTCGCCTTCTGGTCCGATCATCCGGACGACGATCGCTATGATGTACTAATATCAATCGTCCTCATCGCAGGAATCGATCTCACATTCAGACTCATTAGTCGTGCGGTTTGCGCACTCGTTTAGAGCCTTCGTGCGAGCACCGTCCTCTGAAGAGTAGTTGTAGCTGTAGCCATAGCTGCCTTCCTCCGAGACAGCGATGCAGCCCCAAGCGAATGCGGATGTATTGGAGCCAACAAGTGCTCCAGCAATTGCCAGAGCGGTGAGTGCCGCCCGTACAATAGTCGTCATGTTATTCCCCCCCAGTGCGGCGAAAGTGCCGAATTCCACGTAACACCAGAATTGGAAATCTCAAATGCTTCTTCTCGGCCTGGCTGAACTCAATTGAGCCATTGAGAATGCGCTTCGCCGCTCGCCGACGCGCACTTCCGCTTCTCAGTTCGGAGAGGGGTCAGTTGTCGCGGATGCCGGCACGATGGTCGTGGTGGGAGCCTGTTCTTTGGGCTGATAGCCAATCCAGAATAGCGACACAGCGGCAACCAGCGCGAAGGCTGCGAGTAAAGCGGCTCGTTTCATCCCTGGCTCCTGATCTTGGTGCACGCTGAACGTGCGCTCAACTTTGTTTGTTTGCCAGACTGAAGTCCTACTGCTTCTGCCCCGTATCCGGTTCCCGGGGGTGGGGTTGTTTTAGGAAGAAGCCATGCTCGATTTCCGCAAAAAGTGGCTCGGCCCGAGCTTCCAGAAGCACCACATCCAGCTGGACGACGAAGTCTACATCGTCCTGCATCGGTTCACGGAAGCTGATCGCGGCTACCCGCATGACCACCCATGGAGCTTCACCACGACGATCGCCAAGGGCAGCAATGTTGAGGAGCTCTTTCATCTAGACGGCACAAGTGAACGCGCTGCGCAAGCGCGTCGGTTCATTCCATGTGACGGCCGGTCACATCCACCGCATCGTCGAGCTGCCCGAAGGAGCATGCGTCACTGCGGTTCTCTATGGCCTGAAGGAGTCGGAGTTCGGCTTCTACCAGTTCAGGCCGGATGGCGCTAGGCAGCGCCGGTGGGATGAGGCTGAGTGGAGCTGGGCATGATCGTTTGGCTCATCGCCTCATCTTCGGCCTAAGCAAGGATTACCAAGCTTACCGGCGCCTATGATCGGGAGCACTTTGATTGTGCGATGGGCTTCGGCCCGCCCGAAGACATCGGTCGTTGGCGCTGAAGGAAGAGCGAATGACCACCGGCAGACCGGCAACGTTATGTCAGTCCCTCGCACTTCTGCACTCAGGCTATCTCGACCAGCACGAACTTTTTCCTACGAGACGAGTTCCGGTTTCCTACGGGAGGCCCGAGATGGAAAGTATCGAAAACTGGTTGCATCATGAGTTGAAGGGTCTGATGCCGCAAGGCACTGACGCCCAGGAAAAGGCCGACGTGAAGCTTTACGCTGAGAGGCTTTGGCATGCGGGAATAAGCGCTGGCTACACGAACGATCAGCTCAAGGAAGCTTGTGGTGGCGACATCGAGCGGTATCTACTCGATCAGCTCCACCGCCCTTGAACGTTACCTGATCGCCACGCCCGCCAGCGCCTCCATCCCGCGTCGAGCATCCAATGCGCTACTGATCCCGCATACCGGAAAAGGAGCCGGGTACTCTTGCCTGGCCTTAAACTAGCTTATCGATCGCAGCTTCAATGCTTGGCCTTAAATCAGGTGGGCAGCGCCTTATTCGCACATTTGCAATGGTCGTGTCGAAGGAGGCGAGTTCTCAATCCCTCGCTCTGACAGAACATCCGCTATCCATGACATCTTAGGCACGAATCCGTAAGTCGCCTTCACTTTCTGCTGAATAGCTCGGTACGTTGCCTTCTGACCCTCCCAAATCATGCGAAACGCAAACCAAGCCACACTGATGCGGCTTGCGGCGATGGGGGTTTAGACGACCAATCATCATCTAGTGATGGGTAACGTTGTTTCGCATGTGGACCAGAAGTTTGATCGGATCGTAGCCAAACTCGCGGCTGTATGCCTGAATGAGCCGTGCCAGGAACTCCTGGGTTTCACCGGCAGCCGCATGCATCTGCAGATGCCGGACACAGTCTGCGAATGATGGATTCATGCGCGTTCTCCGCGCTGTCGAGCAAGCCGCCTCATGAATAGGAGCCGGGCACAATGGCAAGAAACAAGGCGGTGGCCAGCCCAAGGATCAGCGCGCATTCTACGACAACGAGCAGTACTCGACGGATCAGAAATGAGCGTCGTGCTGCGATAGGGGACCGTGCGTGGTCGAACACCGAATGACTTCGAAGGGGAAGGCTGCGATAAGCTGCTTTTCCTTCCCACTCATCGGCTGCAAAAACAGCGGTGTATTTGGCTAAGGGCTTCTTGGAAGACATGATGTCCTCCTCATGTTGAGGCCAAGGCTTTTAGCCCTTAAGCGGCAGCGCCCGCTAAATTTGCTGCAGAAGATTAACTCTGCGCTTTATAGGTGAAGATGGCAATAGAGCTATGCGCAGAGCTTTACGCAGGCCGCGACCGATCACAGCTGACCATTCATGATCATATGCGAAGTCACGTGAATCGGATAAGTGACCTGAACGCAAGCTCGCCTGCGACGGCACCGTCCTCGGTGGTGATTTCAAAGCAGCTGCCGTCGATGACGTGATTAGCCAACACCTTCTCAGCGAGCATTTCCCGCGCAGCTTGAGATGCTTCCTCGTAAGCTTCTTCGAAGGTAGCAAACTCGGCACCTTCCAAATCCCGATCGAGAACGTCATGCCTCCGAATGTTGAAGTAGTAGTGGGTCAT